TCCGGCTGAGCAAGGGCACGAGCAAGCTGAACCTGCCTCGCTGGGTCACCCTGACCACGCAGCAGATGGTGGACCGGGGCGTCACCGTGGCCTGGAGGGACCGGCCCGTATACCGGTTCCGGCTGCCCGTACAGCAATCCGTGCAGGCACCCGAGGCGGACCTGCCGCTGGACCCGTACGTGCTCGGGGCCTGGCTGGGGGACGGCTCGTCCGAGGGAAGCCGGTTCACCTGCCACCCGGACGATATGCAGATCATGGACGAGATCCGGGCCGCCGGGATCCCGGTCCGCAAGACCGGGAAGTCCCCGCTCTCCTGGACTCTCGGGGACGGGACGCACCGGAAGGACGGCACGGCCGTCAGCGCCCGTCTGAGGGCTCTCGGGGTGCTTGGGGGCAAGCACGTACCCGAGGCGTACCTGACGGCTTCAGCGGGGCAGAGGCTGGCGCTCTTGCAGGGTCTGATGGACACGGACGGGTTCGCTTCGGCGGGCCAGGGGCAGGCAGAGTTCTGCACGACACGCCGGACCCTGGCGGACGCGGTGCTGTACCTGGCCAGGTCCCTGGGGTGGAAGGCCACGGTCAAGGAAGGCCGGGCCACCCTGGACGGCCGGGACTGCGGGCCGAAGTGGCGTGTCATGTGGACGCCCGGCCCGGACGGGATGATCCCGTTCCGGCTGAAGCGCAAGGCGGACCGTATCCGGGCCAGCCGGTCCCGGATACGGCCGACTGAGCCGAGCATCGTGTCCATCGAACGGGTGGAGTCCCGGCCGGTGCGCTGCATCACGGTGGACCGGGATGACGCGCTGTACCTGGCGGGCCGGGACCTGGTCCCGACGCACAACAGCACGGTCTACGACGTGTGCGCGATGGTGCTCGGCAAGTACCACGTGCAGGTCAGCGACCGGGTCATCCTCGGGGCCGCCAGTGACAACCACCCGACCGAGATCATGGACCTGCTCGGGGCGCGGTACGCGGTCCTGGAGGAGACCCCGGAGGCGAGGCGCCTGGACACCAACCGGGCCAAGAAGCTGGCGGGCACGCGGGAGATCACCGGCCGCCGGATCCGGCAGGACCCTGTGACCTTCGAGGCCACCCACAGCCTGTTCATCAACTCCAACCACAAGCCCCTGGTGGACGAGACGGACCACGGCACGTGGAGGCGCCTCGCCCTGATGGTGTGGCCGCACACCTACCGGAAGCGTCAGGAGGACCTCAGGGGGCCGAACGACCGCCTGGGGGACCCGACGCTGCGCCTGCGGCTCAAGGAGGACCCGCAGGCGCGGGAGGCCGCTCTGGCGTGGATCGCGGAGGGCGCGCGGCGCTGGTACGAGATGGACCGGATCATGCCGCCGGTCCCGGAGCGGGTGGAGGAGGACACCCTCGCGTGGCGCAAGGAGAGCGACCCCGTGCTCAGCTTCGCCGACGAGCACCTCCAGTTCGACCTCGACGCCTGCATCGCCGGACAGGAACTACGGAGCGTATTCAACGAGTGGCTCGTCAAGGTCAAGGGAGCGCGCGAGTGGGGCGACAAGACGTTCCTCGCGCGCTTCCAGGGGCACGACGCGATGACCACTCATTCGGTGGTCTACAAGGTCGTCAAGAACCCTCAGCGGCTGTCCTCGCGGGAGGGCGGCGAGGGGCCGAAGACGGGGACCGTCCGGGCGTGGCTCGGGCTGAAGTGGGCGACCGGAGGCGACGATTCCGGAGAAGGTAACGAGGAGGTAAAAGACCCGTTCGGAGGGGGTGACACCAAGATCGGTTACAGCGGTTACACGTCGCCGGTTAACGGGAAGATTCCCTATCGCATAGCCGTTAACTTTGGAAGTGTAACCGGTGTAACCGGACCGGAGTCCGCTTCTGAAACGATCTCCGATCCGGCCCCCGAGGAGTACCCGGACGACCCCTTCGCAGAGGCGGACCCGGAGCCCTCCCCGGCCCCCTCCCTCCCCGTCCTGCGGGGCGCGGTCGGGTGGGACCTGGAGACCCCCTCGGCCAAGCAGCTGTTTACGTTCCGTAGCGACGAGGCGGCCCCGTACGCCCGGCTGTGCGGCGTGGTCGACGAGGACGGGCAGCGGGTGATCGTCAACAGCCCCGAGGAGCTGATCACGCTCCTGGAGCGCGCGCCGGTCATCCACGCCCACAACGGCTTCCGGTTCGACCTGATGGCGCTGGCGTGGCACCACGGTGCCGACTACGACCGGCTGGCGGCCAAGCTGTGGGACACCTACGTGGACGCGACCGTGCTCGACCCTCCGGGCGCCAAGGGACAGAAACCGTGGGCGAACGAGGGGTACTACGGGCTGGACCAGGTGGCGGAGCGTCTCGGCCTGCCCGGCAAGACGGACCGCCTCCCCGAGCTGGCCAAGGAGTTCGCCTCCCCCGGCCTGACCGGCAGGGAGGCGGAGGAGGACGGCTACGGCCGCATCCCCGTGGACAACGAGCGCTACCGGTCGTACCTGATGGGAGACCTGGGGGCACAGCAGAGCGTCGGCCAGAGGATGCTCTCCGTGCCGGAGAGGATGGACTACCGGCGCCGGGAGCAGAGGGTGGCGCACATCCAGAACCGGATGACCCTGTCCGGCTGGAAGGTGGACGTCCCGCTCCTCGACCGCCTGGTGCGTGAGGAGCAGGACAAGGTGGCGGAGTCCCTCGCGTGGCTGCACGAGAACGCCGGGGTGCCTCTGACCGAGACCAGGACCCGTGGCCGGAGAGCGGCCAAGGAGACCTACGAGGTGCCCCGCAAGAGCCCACTGGGCTCGAACGCGGGCAAGGAGGCTCTCATCCGTGCCTTCGCCGAACGGGGCGCCTACTCGGTGCCCCGGACCGAGTCCGGCGTCCTCGCCCTGAACAAGGACGCGCTCGGGGAGGGCTCGTACATGGTCGGCAAGGGCGGCCGGGGACAGCTGCGGCCGGGGATGCTCAACCCCCGCGTCCTGGCCACGTTCGCCGACCGGGGAGCCGACGTGGAGGCCATCCGTGAGCTGTGCGACCACATCAAGCTGGTGACCACCTCGGTGCAGAAGTACGCCGAGATCCAGCAGCACCTGATCGGGGACCGGGTCCACGCTCACGTCGGCGAGACCCAGGGATCCCGCCGATGGGCCATGGTCAAGCCCTCGGTCACCAACATGGGCAAGCGGGGCGGCAAGGTCGCGCAGAGGGCGCCCATGATCGCCGACGACGGGTGCGTGCTGATCGCGTTCGACTTCGATCAGGTCGACATGCGCGCGTTCGCCGGGCACTGCGGTGACCCGGCGTACGTGGGGATGTTCGTGCGGGACGAGGACCCCCACAGCATGATCGCCGACATGGTGTTCGGCCGCCACGACGGCGAGTGGCGTGAGCGGGCCAAGGCGTCCGGCCACGGCTGGAACTACGGCCTGAGCGTGAACGGCCTGGTCAACTCCGGCATCGAGCGGGAGCTGGCGGAGCGGTTCGACGCCGGTATGAACGAGGGGTACCCGGTGCTGTGCTCCTGGCGCTCGGACGTCCGGGCACAGGGCGAGGCCGGTCAGCTCCTGGACAACGGCTTCGGCGCCCTGATGCGCTGCGACCCCCACCGTGCCTACACCCAGGCACCGGCACTGATGGGCCAGGGCACCGCTCGGGACATCATGTGTGAGGGGCTGCTGCGGCTGCCGGAGGAATACATCCCGTGGCTGCGGGGCGTGGTGCACGACGAGGCCGTGCTCAGCGTGCCGGAGGACCGGGTGGAGGAGTGCATCGCCACCGTGACGGCCGCCTTCACGATGGACCTCGCGGAGATCACAGGGGGGCGCCTGACGAGCGTCCCGATCAAGGCGGGCGCGAGCAGGCCCGGACACAACTGGGCTGCCTGCTACGCCAAGGACTGACCAAGGAGGAGAGATCATGATCAAGGTTCAGTGCGACATCGGCGGGGAGCAGGCGGAGACCTCGGGGGTGTTCCTGCCGCTCCCCCGGATGGGGGTCCCGTTCTTCAAGCCGGAGCTGCCCGACGGCTGGCGCCGGATGGAGGTCCCGATGCCGGACGGGTCCGCCTGGGAGCGCCACGCCTGCCCGGCGTGCCTGCGCAGGCTGTGGGAACTGTTCGGGGTCCCGGACCCGGAGGCGGAGCGGTGCGTGGCCTGCGGGCACACCCCGAAGGACCACGAGGGGCACCTGGGCTGCACCTCTACGGTCACGAAGGTGACCGGGGAGGGCAACGATGCGGTGCACTCGACCGGCGACTGCCCGTGCGTCCTGTCCCCGGTCGAGTGTCTCGACGAGACCTGGATGCCGGAGGCGAGGGCATGACCGAGGACGAGATCCTGGGGATCCTGATCGGCCCGGTCGTGCTCGGCCTCGTCGCCCTGCTCACCGACCTCCTCGTCGACGGGACGAGCCGGTGCCTGTGGCCGAGGGGACTGCGCTGGTTCCCTCCGGCCTGGGAGGCACTCAAGGGCACGCTGCGGTACGCCCTGCTGCGGATCTTTTGGCCGGAAAAGGCGCTGAGGCGTCCCGGCCGCCGTCTGCGGGAGCTGGAGAGCCTGGACCAGACCTACCGCACGTGGGCCGGGTCCGGGGTCCCCCAGTGGTACGGCGACGACCGCCGGGGGCACTGGGCGCCCTGTACGGCCGTACGGGCGCCGCAGACGACTGATCTGACCGAGGACCTGGAGCGCATCCTCAGCGCCCTGGAGACGGCCGCCGGGGCGTGTCCCTGCGGCTACACGGACGAGTGCCCGGTCCACTGCGGCAGCGGGCACGAGAGCGGGCAGTGCCCCAAGCCGGGCGTGCTGTACGACCGGTGACGGAGCGGTTCGGCCCAAGCCGGACCGGGTACACAGAACTACGTAGACCTACGCGGAAGGGAACACAGACCATGGACCAGAGGATCAAGGCTCTGCGGGACGCACTGGCGGACCTCGGCCAGGACACCCGGCAGTGGACCGACGAGGATCTGCTCAGCCGGGTCCTGTCCGGCGGGCCGTCCCGGCTCCCGGCGTGGGCGGACCGGCCGTGGGCCGACCGCCTCGACACGCTGCGGGCGGAGCTGACCCGTGAGGGCCAGGACGTCTCCGGTCTGAGCGACGGGGAGCTGCTGGGCCTGGAGCTGAACCGGGCGTGGGCCGAAGCCCGGCGTCACGAGAACGCTTACGCGTCCCTGCTCCAGCACCGGGTCCGGGACGAGCGCGCGGTGCGCACAGCCGCACGGCAGGCGGCCGTCGCCGACATCACGGCGCAGGCGGGTTTGTACATCCAGGTCATCATCCGGCAGAACGCGTCCCACCTGGAGGGCGTGATCTACCGGGCGGAGAACCTCCCCGAGGACGGGCGCGCCACGCCGACCGCCGTCAAGGAGCTGCGGGAGGCGGCGCTGCGGTCGCGGTGGATGCTGCGGGGGCTGGCCAGTGACTCCGCCATCGCGCGGGCCGGGCGGGACGAGGACGTACAGCACCTGGAGGCCCTCAAGGCGGAGATCCGCCGCATGACGCGGGCCGTCAAGGCGGCCGGAAGGCGCCTGCACGACGAGACCGCCGTTTTCCACGCGGGGATGTGCGAGTGCCCCGGCTGTGAGCTGCTCCGGTCCGTCCACGACACGGAGGGCGAGCAGCCGTGATCCGCAAGATCCTCAAAGGCGTGCTCAGGGCCGCCATCGCGCAGCCCTGGGACTACGTCGGCGAGGGCGCGCCCCACGAGCGCGAGGTGCGGTGGTCCCCGGACGGCCGGTACCTCGCGCTGTGGGACCCCGGCAACGAGCCCTGGTTCGTGATCGACACGGCGGCCGTCCGGGGCCGGTTCGTCTCGACCCCCGACCTCGACCGGCACGCCGACGACTGGGTGCCGTTCCTTCCCCTGGAGGATCCCGATGAGTGAGCGCGAGACGACCGACGTCCGGGGGCGCACCGTGCGCGCCGGGGACACCGTCGGAGGAGCCGTGTTCGGCCGGTACCCGGACACCGTCTGGGGCACGGTCCTCAAGGTGACCCCGTCCGGATCGGTCCGGGTGGAGGTCGAGCACGGCAGCGGAGGGTACCGGCCCTCCCCCGGCGACGTGTTGCTGCTCCCCAGGCACAGGATCTTCAAGCTGGACGACTGACCGGCGGCCGGTGCTCCCACAGGGCACCGGCCGCTCCGTGCTGGGGCATCATGAGCCCTACCGATCAACGCACACGGAGGAACGATCTATGACCACGGAGTACATCGAGACCCGCATGGTCCCCCTCGCGCAGCTCCAGCCGTACCCCGGCAACGCGCGCCACGGTGACCGGGGCGTGCTCGTGGAGTCGCTGGAGGAGAACGGCCAGTACCGCTCCCTGGTGGTCCGGCGCACCGACGACGGCGAGCACGTGGTGCTGTGCGGCAACAACACCCTGGCCGCCCTGGAGGAGCGAGGCGACGAGGCGGCGCGCTGCGAGATCGTCCGCTGCGACGACGCGACCGCCCTGCGGGTGAACCTCGTCGACAACGCCTCCAACGACAAGGCGACGTACGACGACGAGGCACGGGCCCGCCTGGTGGCCCTGCTGGACGGCGAGCTGACCGGCTCCGGCTACACCGACGAGGAGGCGGACGCGCTCCTGGCCCAGTACGAGGAGCCGGAGGTCACCGCGTACGAGGAGCCGGACGTCAGCTACAACGACGACGAGGAGGAGCGCGAGGCACGCATCGCCTCCCGTGGCGGGCACGAGTCGTCCCCGATGGTCAGCCGGGGCATCCGGGACGTGCTCCTGGTGCTCCCCAACGAGCAGGCCGACGAACTGGGCCGGATCATCATGCGCCTGCGCAAAGACTGGGGATCCCTCCCGCAGGGAGAGATCATCCTCAAGGGGATGCGGGTGGCTGTGACGGCGATGGACGACACCCCGGACGGCGACGACGTCGTGAGCGGGGCGCACCTGCGCAAGGCGGCCGACGAGGTCTACGGCGCTCCGGAGGAGGTGGCAGCCGGTGACCACGGCGCAGACGACCCGGCGTGAGGACTACTACCGCTTCCACGAGATCCAGGTGGAGTGCGGGGACATGGACCCGGCGTACCCGGTCCTGCGGGACATAGCCGACCGGTGGACGTCGTCCGTGGAACAGCGGCTGTGGCTGGTGATCGTCTTCACGGCCTACTACCACCTGGGCTCCGCCCTGCGTGCGTTTGCGGAGACTTCCAACCCACGGCACGCCTGCGGCGCGGCACTCGACCTCCCGTGCGCCACGGAGCGCCGGGGGCACTGGTACAGGCCCCGTCTGCGCAGGCACCTCGCGGCGGTGCAGGAGATCGCGCGCGGCCCCGGAGGGCTGGAGCAGTGGCTGCTCTCCGACCTCAACGGCACCCCCGAGGAGAACTGGGCTCAGGTGCAGCACCGCGCCGGGCTGCTCCCCGGCAACGGCCGGTGGGCGTCCTTCAAGACCACGGAGCTGGTCAAGTCGGTGCTCGGGGTGGAGCTGCGGGCGCCCGACATGCAGCACGCGCACTCCTCCGGCCCCCGGCACGGGCTGGACCTGCTGTACGCCAACCTGCCTACCGGCAACGACCGGGCCGACATCGCCGTGCTCGACCGGGTCAGTGCGCAGCTGGTCGACGACATGAGGCGCCATGGGCTGAAGGTCTCCGTGGAGACCGCCGAGACCTCGCTGTGCGACTTCCACTCCATGGTGAACGGCAGGTACTACCCCGGCCGGGACATCGACCAGATGCAGCTCCAGCTGGACGCGGTCCCCTCGGTCCTCGCCGACTACGCCTGGCGCGCCCGGCGCCGGACCCTCCCCCTGCACTACCTCGGGGAGGTCACGGGGCGCTCCGGCGTCGACCGCCAGGCCATGATCTGCTACCGCACCACGGGCCGCATCCCGGTCCGGGACACCTCGGGAGAACTGCGATGAAGATCCTTGTCGCCGGAGCGGGCATCGCCGGGTCCGTCCTCACACACATGCTCCGGGAGCGCGGGCACGAGGTCACCCTGATCGACCCGTGGCCCCGCCGGTCCGCGTCCCACTGCGCGTACGCCTACCTGCGCACCGCCTGGTTCAAGGGGGCCGACAAGCACCGGGTCCGGGAGTCTCTGGCCTGGTACGAGCGCCGGGGCGACATCGTCACCCGCACCGGCTCCGTGACCACCGGCCGGTCCGAGGACGACACGCTGAAGGTCCGGAACCAGTCGGATCACGTCCTGGTCCACCCGTCCCGTCCACTGCTCGTCCCGGACATCCTGTGGGGCGTGACGCGGTACAGGGAGGTTCCGGGTGGTGTGCTCGTCGACACGACCGAGGGCCTGCCCCTCGACGCGCAGCACCTCGTGCTCGCCTGCGGAGCGGGGATGGACCGCTGGTACACCGGTTCCCCGGTCTACGGCGGAGTGTACGAGTGCAAGAGCTACCGGATGATCACGCCGCTGAAGCTGCTGCGCGTCACGGACCGCCTCACGCACGTGGCGGCCGATGACGGCGCGGTCACCCGCACCGCCGCGTCCAAGGGGCGCACCCCCGAGGAGGCACGGGCGCGGGCCGACAAGATCCTGGAGCTGATGATGGACCGGGGAATGATCGCCTGCACCCGGCGGTGGACCTACCGGGCCGGGGTGCGGTGGCAGTCGATCGACCGGGCCCCCGTGGCGGACCGGATCAGCGAGCACGTGTGGGCCCTGACCGGGTTCGCCCGCAACGGCTACGCCATGGCGCCCTCGTACGCGAACGACCTCGTCACCAAGCTGGAGGCGGCATGATCTCGAACCTGCTGTACATCTGCGGCGCCCCCGGCGTCGGCAAGTCGACCGTCTCCAGGGCGCTGCGGGAGCCGTGGGACTGCGAGGTGATGCGCCACACGGCGGTCCCGCACATACAGCTGCGCCACCCCGTCAGCGGCACGCCGCAGGGTCTGGAGCTGGGACTGCCCCGTGACGACTTCCCCGGCACTGACGCCCTGAGCATGTCGATCGCCCCGGCCGCCCTCCAGTTCCTCAGCTCCAGCTACGCCTCGTTCGCGACGGGCGAGGGGGCCCGCCTCGCCACGCGCCCGTTCCTGGAGGCCCTCGCGGCGCGAGGCGTGGCTGTAACGCTCGTACGACTGGCGGCCGACCCGGAGCTGCTGGAGGAGCGCTGGAGGGCGCGAGGCGCCAAGCAGAGCCCTTCCTGGCGCAAGGGGGCCGACACGCGGGCGCGCCGTCTCGGGGAGTGGTTCAGCGACGCCATGGCGGACCTCCCCGGCCCGTGCCTGTACCTCGACATGGACGTCACGGAGATGAGCGTGGCCGACACGGCGGACCGGATCCGGGACGCCTTCCCCCACGTGGTGCCCCTCGGCACCGATCCGGCGCAGCGCAAGGTGGGAGACTGAACCATGATCTCCATTCGTGTCCGGTCCCGGATCCCCCGCGAGGAGCTGGACCTCAAGGTGGGGAAGGTCGTCGGCGACAGCGCCTACAACGTGCTGCTCACCGGACCGACCCGCGTGTTCATGCCCTCGGGCAAGCTGCTGTGCGTCTACCTCCCCGGAGCGATGCGGGGCGTGGTGCAGCCGGAGCACTACGAGATCCTTCACAGCCTCCGCAAGGACGTCGTCAGCTACAACCGGGGGCAGGCATCCGGCAGCGAGCGCGTGAAGGTCGGCACCACCAAGCGCTCGTACGCGATGGGGGTCAGCTCAGGCATCCTCGGCTCGTTCGACCCCTCGGGGACCTTCAAGTTCTGCCGCCTCACGGCCTGGACCGGCAAGCACATGCCCCAGTGGCAGGCGCTCCAGCCGGTGTTCCAGCGGGTCGCGGACGCGATGCGGGACCACGTGCCGGACCGGTACGCGGCGCAGATGGAGGAGATCGACGCGACGCACCCCGACTGGGTCATCCCCGGCACGCCCTTCACCACAGTGACGGTCAACAACACGTACCCGACTGGCGTGCACTGTGACCGGGGTGACCTCGACAAGGGATTCAGCACGATCTTCACGCTGCGCCGGGGCAGCTACTCCGGCGGGATCTTCACGTTCCCGGAGTACAGGGTGGCGGTCGACCTCAAAGACGACGATCTCATCCTGATGGACGCTCACCAGTGGCACGGCAACACCCCGATCATCTGCGCCTGCGGGGATCGCCGGACGTCGTGCTGCGAGACCTGCGGGGCCGAGCGGATCTCCGTGGTGAGCTACATGCGGGCCGCCATGACACGCTGCGGGAGCGAGGCGGAGGAGACCGAGCGGGCCATCCGGCACCGTGAGCAGCACAAAGGCGTGATCCGCTAAGGCTGATGGGAGGTAAGGATCATGGCAACACCGTGGGACTCCGCTGATCACGCCTCCGTGGAGGCTCGTCGTTGGCGCGCGATCCAGCTGGCCAACCGGGGTCTGACGCACCGGCAGATCGCCGAGGAGCTGCAAGGGATGTACCGGGAGGCGTCCCGCGACGGGGACAGCCTCAGCCTGGTGTCGATCACGAACATGGTCGGCGTCGACATCCACCGGGCGCTCAAGGAGTACCGCAAGCGCACCGACAAGGAGATCGAGGACCGGATCTCGGCGCAGCTCATGCGGTTCGACGACCTGCGCCGGAGCCTGTACGGGATCATGGCCCGCCGTCACCCCGTGCTGCATCAGGGGAAGATCGTCAAGGACGACGACGACGTTCCGCTGCGGGATGACGGGCCGGTGCTCGCCGCGATCTCACAGCTGATCAGCCTGGAGGACCGGCAGGCACGTGTGGAGGGCACCTACGCACGGGAGAAGCTGGACATCGCCCTGGACACGCGAGTGGAGAACGAGGCGCAGATGGCTGTGGAGGCGATTCTCGCGGGGGCCGATGCGATCGGCCTGGAGCCGGTGCAGCGCCAGCGCATGCTGGAGGCAGCCGGGGCCCGGCTGAGGGTCATCGAGGGCGAAGTGGTGCAGCGGAGCGACGAGGACGGGGAGCACGATGGGTAGCAGGCTGATCGACCCGCTGGCAGCGGCGCGCGAGGACGAGGTGAACCGGGGGATGCGGCTCAGCGGGTCGCCGGTCCGATTCTGCTTCCACCCGGACACGACCCTGGAGCACCTGCCCGGCGAGGGCACGCGCCGGTCGTGCGACTACTGCGCGACGGCCGTGTTCACGTACCCCGGTAGCTGCGCCACGGATCTGACGCCGTGGGCGTACCTCCCGGATGGATATACGGCGGCCGACGAGCCTCCCGTTACTGGTCGGTAGCAACTACTGGCCCGACCTGGCCGAACAACGAACTCGCGGCGGGTGTCCGAGGAGACAGGGCACCCGCCGTTCGCTGCGGAGACGGCAACCTCGTGACGCCGCTACGCTACGCACCGGTAGATTTAGCTAAAGCGACTCCGGGTAACCGTATAGCTATACGGTCCGGCGGATGGAACAGGGAGCAACGATGAAGGTCCTTCTGACCGGGGCGTCCGGGTTCGTCGGCAGCCACGTGCTGCGCCACATCCTCGTGAACACCGACTGGAGCGTGGTCGCCCCGGTCACGTTCCGGCACAAGGGCCTCCCGGCCCGCATCGCCTCGGCCGTCTGCGACCGGCCGGACTGGACGAGCCGGGTGGACACGGTCCACTGGGACCTGCGGTCGGTCGCGGACCCGCTCACCCTGCTCACGGTCGACGACTGTGACGTGATCATGAACGTGGCCAGCGAGTCGCACGTGGACCGGAGCATCGCCCACCCCGGCCCGTTCATCCGGAACAACATCGACCTGATGCTCACCGTGCTGGAGGTCGCGCGGGTGGTCCGGCCGAAGCTGCTGCTCCAGATGAGCACCGACGAGGTCTACGGGCCCGCCTACGGGGACCACAGGCACCACGAGTGGGAGGCCATCCTCCCCTCCAACCCCTACAGCGCGTCCAAGGCGGCCCAGGAGGCCATCGCGATCAGCTACTGGCGCACCTACGGGGTGCCGCTCGTCCTGACCAACACCATGAACATCATCGGGGAGATGCAGGACCCCGAGAAGTTCCTCCCCAAGATCGTGAGGGGGCTGCGGGACCGGACCCCCGTCCCGGTCCACGTCGGCCCCGACGGCAACTCCGGCTCCCGGTTCTACCTGCACGCGCGCAACCTGGCGGACGCGTGGGTGTTCCTCGCGGAGCAGTACGCGGCGAACGGACCGGCCCTGTACGACGAGGGCGCGGAGCGGCCGGAGCGGTTCCACATCGTGGGGGAGCGGGAGATCTCGAACACCCGCCTGGTGCACTACGTCGGCCGGATCATGGGCCTGGACCGGTCCGAGACGGACGGCCTGATCCAGCCGGTGGGGTTCCACGCCACCCGGCCCGGTCATGATCTGCGCTACGCGCTGGACGGCTCCCTGATCGCCGGTCTCGGCTGGAGCGCCCCTGTGCCATTCGACGAGGGCCTGCGGCGCACCGTGGCGTGGACCCTGGATCACCCCGAGTGGCTGGACCTCTGACGGGTTTGGGGATCTCCCGGTTTAGGTAAATACCCCTCAGAGTGACGTCGGACCGCAGGATGGCGATGGGTCTGCGGCCCGACGTCCGGCGCCCTCCGCCCGGCCGGGTCGTGGGTCCCCGGCGACGGGGGAGGGCGCCCTCCAACCGTGACCAAGGACCAGGATGCCCAGCGAAGCCATGAACACTCCTCCTGAACGTCCGTATCTCTCGCCCCTGGAGCGCCGGTACCTCTGGCTGCTGACCCAGGGCCACACCGTGGGCGAGGCCGAGAAGATCCTCGGTATAGGGCGCACGCCCACCCTCGGGATGCGGGTCCGGGACAAGCTGGGGGCCGCGACCACGGCCCAGGCCACGTACAGGGCGGCCGTCCTCCAGCTGGTGGGCCCGGATCCCGAATGCGGCACGATGACCGGCTACCGCAGGCACAAGGGGCGCCAGGAGGACGTCTGCGAGGCGTGCCGTACGGAGTTCACCAGCTTCGTGGACCGGACCGGAGGTCTGTCGGCCCACCGTCGGCCGCAGCTCACGGAACCGGAGCTGTACCTGCTGCGCGCGTTCGACGCGGGCGCCAACTACAAAGCCCTGGCGCAGCGGTGGCGGATCAGCACCCGGACCCTGGACAAGGTGCGGGCCAGCCTGTACCGGAAGCTGGACGTCCTGCACCACCCGCTGAAGGCACGCCGACAGGCGGCCCTGGAGGTGGGCCAGCGCCTGGGGTTCCTGCGCCCGGACCCGCTGGGGGCCCCGCCCCCGCCCCCTCCGGCCGAACCGTCCCCGCTCACCGAGCTGGAGGTGCACACTCTCGCGACGGTCGCCGACGGGACGTCCCTGTCACAGGCGGGCCGGAAGCTGGGCATCCCCGCGTCCTCCGTGGGGTCCCGTCTCGCGAGGGTCTACATCAAGCTGGACGTGGCGCACCACGGCCGGGGCCGGTGCCGACAGGCGGCCGTCAGGGAGGCCCGGCGCAGAGGGTACGAGGTCTGACCGAGCGCAGCCCCGGCGGCCGTGGGGCATACTCCCGGCATGGGTGATCTACAGCGTGCGGGAAGCCTGGCAGCGGACCTGCTGGCGCACCATGCCCGTCTCGCCACCCAGCCCCGGTGGACGCCTCTGGCCCACCAGGTGCCCCCGCCGGGGGACTGGTACGGGTGGCTGCTGCTCGCCGGACGAGGCGCAGGCAAGACCGACGCCTGTGCGCGCTACGTGCACGAGCACGTCAGCGGACCGCCCTGCCTCCCCGGACCCGTCCCCCACTGGGTCGGCATCATCGCCCCGACCCTGGGGGACGCGGCGACGTCCTGCTTCAGCGGGCCCTCGGGACTCAGCGCCCACAGCCCCGGCGCCAAGATGATCACGTCCCCCGGCGGCACGATCGTCAAGTGGCCCAACGGCTCCATCGCCAAGCTGTTCGGCGCCAACACCGAGGAGCAGACCGAACGTCTGCGCTCCGGAGGCAACCGGTGCCTGGCGTGGCTGGAGGAGATGGCCGCGTGGCGCTACCTCGACGACACCTGGGCCCAGATGCGGTTCGGTCTGCGCTCCGGTCCCCGGCCGCACTGGGTGGCCTCCACCACGCCCAAGCCCCGCCCCCTGATCAAGAAGCTGGCAACCGGCGGCGTGCGCAGCGTGGTGCTCACCAAGGCGTCCATGTACGACAACCCCCACCTGCCGGAGCACATCCGGGACGCACTCCTGGAGGAGTACGAGGGCACCGACCTCGGCCGCCAGGAGCTGATGGCCGAGATCCTCGACGAGGACAGCAACGCGCTGTGGACCCGCGAGTGGCTCAGCCGGTCCCGGCTTTCGGTCACGGACCTGGAGCGGATCAAGCTGTCCCGGATCACGGTGGGGGTCGACCCGTCCGGCGGCGCCGGGGAGCAGGGCATCGTCGTCGTCGGCAAGGCGATGCAGGACCACGTCCGTACGCGCACCGTGCAGGGCGAGGAGCGTGAGACCAGGACCTCCCTGGCCCACGGGTACGTCCTCGGGGACCGCACCGTGCACCTCAAGCCGGAGGGCTGGGGCCGGGCGGCCGTCCTCGCCGCCAAGGAGTTCGACGCCGACGACATCGCCGTGGAGATCAACTTCGGCGGAGAGATGGCCGTCTCTACCATCCGGGCCGCAGCCGACGCGGAGGGCATGAACATCCCGATCAGGATCGTGCGCGCGACACGGGGCAAGGTGGTCCGGGCGCAGCCCGTCAGCGCGCTCACGGCGCAGAACCGCTGGCACATGGTGGGGACGCACCAGGCTCTGGAGGACCAGCTCTGCACCTGGTACCCGGAGCTGGACTGGAGCCCCGACCGGCTGGACGCGATGGTGTGGCCCGCGTGGCACAACCGGATCGTCAAGCTGACCGGCACCGTGGCCCAGGGCGGGGGCGGCATGTCGCAGATGGCGCGTACGCTGGGTTAACGTAAACCCATGCCTCTCACCCTCACGCTCGCCCTGGTCATCTTCGGAGCGGGTCTCCTGATCGGCCGGAAGCAGCCCATGGTGCTCGCGGCGGCCGTGGCGCTCGCCCTCGGTCTCTCCATCGCCGACGAACCGGCCGGAGTGTTCGTGCATACTCTGCTCGACGGGGCAGCCCGTCTCGTCCTGTAACCTCCGGGAGGACTTCCATGGGGAAGATCTACGGCCGCGAACCGGCCGTCTGGCTGGGTGCGCTCGGCGCGCTGTGGCAGATCCTGTCCGCGTTCGGGCTCAACTTTGACCCGATGCTCCAGTCCGTCGTCACCGCTGCCGTCTCGACCCTGTTCGGCTTCATCGTCGCCGTGCAGGTGCACGACGGGATCTTCGCTGCGCTCACGGGCCTGATCACCGCCGGTACGTCCCTCGTCTCGTACTTCGCCCTGGACTGGTCCTCCGAGACCCAGGCCAAGTTCGTCGGCGGCCTGATGATCATCCTCGGCATCTGGGTACGGGACAAGGTGGTCGCCCCGGTGCCCGCCGACGTGTCCCCTCCGGGCCGACTCGTCGCCTGACCCCGAGCACGACCGGCCGGGCCCCGCGCCCGGCCGGACCCGTCCACAGATCAAGGAGCCGTGTCCATGCACATGACCCTCACCCTGGTGGTGCTGGTCCTCGCGTCCTACCGCCTCACCCGGCTCGTCGTCCGGGACACCTTCCCTCCCGTGCTGTGGCTGCGTGACCGCCTCGCCGGAGGATGGCGCCCTCTCACCGACCTGGAGCAGCACACCCTTCACACCCTGCGGGGGTCTCCGAAGCACGCGGAGCTGAAGACGGTCTGGGCCGTCGACGGGGAGCAGCGGTACGTCTACCGCTGGAAGTACTCGCCGTTCTGGCTCGCTGAGCTGATCACCTGCCCCTGGTGCGCCAGCGCGTACGTCTCCGGCGCCGTGGTCGCCGGAACCTGGTGGACCGTGGGCCTGCCGGTCCCGGTCCTGCTGTGGCCCGCCGTCTGGGGCGGAGCCGCTCTGATCGCCTCACAGGAGTGGGCATGAGCCTGTACATTTGTTCCCTCGCCAACAACAACCGCCGGACCATCCCGCCCCGCAAGTGGGTCACGGTCCCGTTCCCGTACACCACCCCTCCCACCTCGTACGACGCCTGGGAGATGCACCGGCCCTCCCAGCCCGGAGGCGTGGTCTCCACGTACCCGGACCGGTACTCCGCCCTGATCCACCCGCAGGCGGACGGGTGGGGCACGCTGGAGGGCCACGTGGAGTTCGAGGAGGGGGACTACACCGAGATCCGCACCCGGTTCGTCCGGGACCCCTACGGGGACGGGGAGAAGTCCAACGACACCACGAACACCGAGCACCACGCGCCGTCCCCCGGCATGCAGTTCTTCACCGTGCTGCACAAGCTGTTCGTCCACCCCGGCGTACCGGTGGCGTTCATGGTCTACGTCGGAGGCGACGAGGGGGCCGTGCTGACCTACAGCCAGCTCAAGCTGGAAGTGGACGACGACGTGGCGGTGCCGACCGGGGAGGGGAGCTGACGTGCCGGACTGGGCCGCGTACGCGATCGGCGCCGTCCTCGGGGCCGTAGCGGGCATGGGGTCCGGCTACCTGCTGCTGGTCTGGTACCTCACCCGGAGGCACAGCACATGATTCCCGTCCTGAACAGCCCGTCGGCCCCCTACGCCCACCTGCTCCTGAGGTCCCGGAACGCCGGGGCGCCCCCCTGGTTCGACCGGGCCGTGAAGGCACTGTGGGACGCCGGGGTGCAGACCGGAGCCGACCCGGTCGTCCTCGTCGCGCAGTGCGCCCTGGAGACGAACTGGGGCCGGTTCGGAGGCGCCGTGGACGCGACCTTCAACAACACCTGTGGCCTCAAGACCGTGGACGCCTCAGGCGACCGCCCCGAGGACCACCAGAGGTTCCCTGCGGACGCGGCCGGACGGCCGTGGCTGGGGGCCCTCGCGCACGCGCACCACCTCCGGCTGTACTGTGGGCTGCCGGTCCCGGCCGACTCCCCCGACCCCCGCGCCCGGTTCATCGCCCCCGGCTCCGTCAACTTCGGGTCCGTGCTGTACGTAGAGGATCTCGGCGGCAAGTGGGCTCCGGCCGCCGACTACGGGGTGCGGGCCGCCCGTATCGTGACAACGGTCCTTACGCCGACGTAGCCTGAGCCAGGGCACCGCACCCTGCCCCGGAAGCCCCGCCACGCCACCTCGTCCGGCGGGGCTTTCTGCTGTCCGGGAGGTCCGCAGCGTTCCGGCCGGTACCATGCCCCCGAGATCACGTCGGGAGGTCGCTGTGGGTCTGCTCAGTGCCATCGCACGACCGGGGCAGCGGTCCCTGGTCGCGTCCGCCGCGCCCCTGTCCGTCCCGGAAGCGCTGACGGCCGCTGCCGCGCCTCCACGGGGCCCCGGCGCGCAGTTCATCCGTCACACCGAGAAGTGGCAGGACGAGGTCTGGCGGTACTACGACTCCCTGGGGGAGTTCAACTACGGGATCTGGTGGCTGAGCAACATGCTCTCCCGCGTCCGGCTCCGGGCGGGCAAGCTCCAGCCCGACACCGACGAGCCGGAGATCCAGACGGAGGGCCCTGCGGCGGAGCTGATGATGCGCCTCGGGGGAGGCGTCGGCGGCCAGGCGCAGCTCATGAAGCGGTTCACGGTGCAGCTCCAGATCCCCGGCGAGGGGTACCTGATCGGGGAGCAGGACGGCACGCGGGAGCGCTGGCAGGTCCGGTCCGTGGACGAGATCCGGGCGCAGTCCGGGACGTACTACGTCATGGACGAGACGAGCGTCAACGCCGGTCAGGACTGGAGGCCGATCGCAGCCGACTCCCTGGTCACCCGCGTCTGGCGCCCGCACGACCGGTACTTCCACCTGGCCGACTCCCCGGCCCGCAGCGCGCGGGAGATCATGCGGGAGCTGGAGCTGGTCAACAGGAAGATCGCAGCGGAGTACCTCAGCCGCCTCGCGTCCGCCGGTCTCATCGGCATCCCCGACGACATCACGTTCCCTGTACGTGAGGAGTTCGCAGACGCCCCCAACCCCCTGGTGTCGGAGTTCATCGAGGTGGCCGCAGAGGCTATCCAAAAGCCCGGCACCGCGTCCTCCGTCATCCCCATCCCGGTCGTCGGTCCGGCTGATTCCATCGCTGCGATCCGGCACATTGACTTCACGCTGAAGATCGATGAGACGATCATCGAAAAGCGGGAGAGCGCGATCAAGCGGCTGGCCACCAAGCTGGACATGCCCGCAGAGATCCTCCTCGGGATGGGCGACGTCAACCACTGGGGGGCGTGGCAGCTGGAGGAGGGCGCGCTGAAGACCCACATCGCCCCTGTGGCCGAGCTGATCTGCGACTCCCTGACGCGCGGGTACCTCCAGCCCCGTCTGGAGGCGTCCGGCGAGGACGCCACGGACTATGTCGTCTGGTACGACATGAGCGAGCTGGCGCTGCGCCCCGACCGCAGCGAGAACGCCAAGGAGGCGTACGACCGGCTGGAGATCTCCGGCTCCGCCCTGCGCCGTGAGCTGGGGTTCGATGAGGACGACAAGCCCGACGACGAGGAGCTGACCGAGCAGGCCCTCAAGGTCATCATCCACACCCTCCCCTCCGGCGCCGCGTCCGCACTGGCGCAGCTCACCGGCAAGGCCGTCCAGCCGATCGTCCCGGTGTCCCCGCAGGATCCGGGGACGGCCGAGGCGGTGCAGGAGGGCAACACGCCCCCGCCCGGCGGAGCGGCCGGGCAGAGCGCACCCGAGAAGCAGCCTCCCGCTGCTCAGGAGAGCCCCGCAACCGGTCCTCCACCCGAACCCCAGGGGGCGGGCCCGTCGGCCGCAGAGAGGGCAGCCCGTGCCCGTCTGCTGATCCAGCAGGCGCAGACTCAGCACGTCGTCCGCTTCACCGTGGGGGACAAGAGGTGGGAGCTGCTCCACCCGCAGCTCTGCCACGACCACGAATACTCGTGCCCCTACACCCACGCCGTCAGCCGGGACGCCCCTGTCGTCCGGCCGGGGTCGAGCGGGACCTACCTGTGCCACCTGGACGCGTTCGGCCGCCTGGCGGTCGACGGCCGGGCCCCCTACCTCGACACCCACGGCCTGATCAGCACGCGGCTCGTCCCGGCGGTGAACGGCCGTGGCTGAGACGTTCCACCGCCGGGGGCACCACAGCCAGCGGGCCCACGGCCGCCGGGTCAGCCTCGCGACCGACACCAGCCACACCCAGGGCGGGATGATCGCGCTCATGCCGTCGGCGGCCGACGCGAAACGTCTCGCGCTCCCCGGCGGAGAGCCTGCGGCGGAACTGCACTGCACGCTGTTCTACCTCGGGGATGACGGCAGCGTCTGGGACGAGGACCAGCGAAACGAACTGGAGGCCCTGGTCCGCGCCCGCGTGGAGGAACTGCCCCCGGTCCCGGCACGGGTGTTCGGCGTGGCGCACTGGAACGGGGACGGCGACAAGCCGTCCTGGGTGTGGTCCGTGGGGGACGACCCGGAGGCCGGTCTGACCGACACCTGCCTGGAGGAGGTGCGGGCCGACGTCACGGACGCACTGGAGTCCACGCACGAGCGGCCGGAACTGCCCGTGCAGCACAGCCCGTGGGTGGCCCACATCTGCGCCGCCTACGACAGCGACCTCACTCTGATGCGCGCCCTGGAGAAACGGATCGGCCCCGTTACGTTCGACCGGGTCCGGCTCAGCTTCGGGGACGACGACCGGGACATCCCCCTTGGAGGTACAGCCGTCAGCCTCACCGCTTCCGCCTTGCGCCGGGACCCGCTGGATCACGAGTCGTTCTGTGACTTCGCCGAGCACAACCGGCAGTGGGAGAACGCCGTGTCGGCCGCGACCGGCCGCATGATCAGTGTCTACGCCGGGTGGCGCACCTGGATCTCCGAGCAGATCAAGGCCGGAGCCGACACCCCGGAGGAGCTGGCTGCGCTCACCCTCGGTCCGGAGCAGGGCGTGGACCAGGCGGCCGAGATGCTCGCAGAGGCCATGACCGACCTCGCGCGCCGGGCGGGACAGGCGCTCCAGCGCGAGGCGGAGCGCCAGGGAGTTGCCGTGCCGGAGTGGAGCCTGCCGGAGGACGCCGTCACGGCGGCCGTCGGCGGCCGGAGGCTGATCTCCTCCGTGGCGCGCATGACGGCGGACCTGATGGCCACCTCGGTGGTCCAGACGGCCAAGCGGGTCGTCACGGGACTGTTCACGCGGGACGCTCCTCCCAAGCAGATCGCTGACGAGGTCGACCGCGTCCTGGCGGACAGCCAGGACAGCCTGATCAAGTCTCAGATCGGAACGGCGATGAGCACCGCGCAGACGGCCGGGCGTCAGGCGGTCCTGGAGGCCGCTTCTCCGGGGGAGTACTACGCCTCCGAGATGCTCGACAAGAACACCTGCTCCCCCTGCAAGGCCGTGGACGGCGAGCAGTTCGGTTCGCTGGAGATCGCGATCAAGGCGTACCCCGTCATGGGGTACAAGGACTGCATCGGCCCTCGTTACGGCAACTCGTGCCGGGGGATGATCGTGGCCCGGTGGACGCCGGGGGAGACCGGCGACGAGGACGAGCCAGAGGCGCAGACCGCCTCAGCCGCTACCATGCGCGCAGACGCCGAGATGATCGGGGAGGGCACCGTGCCCTGGCACACCGTGAAGGACCACTCCGAGTGCGACGGCGGATGGGCCGTCGTCAAGGACTCCGACGGGTCCGTGGCGGGGTGCCACGACTCCAAGGCGGACGCCGACAAGCAGATGGCCGCCCTGTACGCGAACGAAGGAGACAGCGCCGTGACGACAGAAGCTCTCCGCCGGGGTGAGCCCAGCGAGGGGACCAAGAAGGACAAGAGGCTCAAGGAGAACAAGTACGGCGACGGCATGGAGCACGACTGCCCGCCGGGGATGGAGCCGGACCAGCAGACCGGCAAGTGCGTGGAGATGTCCGGCACGAGCCAGGCCCTGGAGGTACAGGGACCGGCGCCGGAGGACATCGGGGGCGAGAACACCGCGCCCTGGCGCGGCCCCCTGACCGTGGAGGGCATCGAGACCGGTGACGGCCGAGAGTTCGACTCCGGAGCGCTCACGTGGGCCGACCTCCCCCTGCCCCTGCGCTGGAACAAGGAGGACAGCCACGGGGGCGAGCCCCACACCGTGGCCGTCAACGTCGGCCGGATCGACAAGATCTGGCGCGAGGACTCCGGCCTGATCATGGGTGAGGGGCTGCTCGACCTCAGCGACGACGACGGCCGCCGGGTCCACGCCAAGATCGAGGGCAAGTTCCTGCGGGGCGTCTCGGTCGACGTCGACTCCGTCAAGGACGCCGACATGGAACTGATCTACCCGGTCACGGACCCGGACGGCGAGGACGACCCGGACCCGTTCGCGCAGCTGTTCGCCGCGCCGGAGAAGGTGGTGTTCCACCGGGGCCGGATCCGTGCGGCCACCCTCGTCGACATCCCCGCGTTCGCAGAGGCGTACATCGCCCTGCTCGGGGAGGACGGGGCCGTGGTTGCAGGCGGGGAGCCCATTGGGGCGATGCGCGCGGTGTACGGAGTCCGCACCCGGACCCTGACCGTGGAGGCGCCGGAGCGTCCTCCGGCCGACTGGTTCGCCAACCCGGACCTGTCCGTGCCGACCGGCATCACCGTGACCCCCGAGGGCCGTGTCTACGGCCACGCCGCCCTGTGGGGCACCTGCCACATCGGGCAGGCAGGGCTGTGCGTCACGCCCCCGCGCGAGGACTCGCACCCGTACTTCATGACCGGCAACGTGTGGACCGAGGACGGCGGCTCCGCGTCCGTCGGCCAGATCACGGTCGGCACCGGGCACGCCCCGATCAACCTGGGGCACCGTGCAGCGAGCGACCACTACGACAACACGGGGTCCGCCGTGGCGGACGTCGCCGTCGGCAACGACAGCCACGGCATCTGGGTCGCCGGATCGATCCGGCCCGGATCGTCGCCCTCCCGCATCCACGAGCTGCGCGCGGCCGGTCAGGTCTCCGGGGACTGGCGCCGAATCGGCGGACAGCTGCGGCTGGTGGGCCTGCTCGCCGTGAACGTCCCCGGATTCCCGGTCCCGAAGCTCAGCACCACGTACGCCGGGGGCCAGCAGCTCGCCCTCGTCGCGGCGGGCATCCCGGCCCTCACGGAACAGCTCGGCGAGGATGAGCTGGACCAGTGGGCTTACGATCGGATCATGACCAAGATGGCCCAGCGAGTGCACGGAACGAGGTGATCATCATGTGTGGCTGCAACAAGCCTGCGCCCCCTCCGCCCCCGCCCCCTCCGGGTCCCGGTGGTCCCAGCGGATCCTGACCTGCGAATTCCCTGAACCGGTTCGTCTAAATGACCTCATTTGGGCGGGCCGGTTTCGTCTGCTACGGTGCGCGCGACAACGATCATTCGGCCGTCACCCACGGAGGTTACAGTGCCGGAGCCTCAGCTGTTCGAAGCACCCGCTGACCTCACCCTGGTGGGGGACGTGGATCTCCAGTCCCTGGAGACGCAGGCCGTGGCGGAGTTCGACCGGGTGATGGGTCTGGAGACCCGCACTCCGGACGACGTCATCTACGCGCAGCGTCTCACCGGGGACCTGGACAAGATCCGGGCGGAGCTGCGGGTGCGCAAGACCCGCGCCGACGAGCAGGCAGCCCTCGCGCGCCAGGAGACCGAGCGCCAGATGGCGTCCCTCAGTGAGCGGGTCCACGGCCCCGGCGACGGCGGTGAGCCCACGGCGGCCGTCACCGCCGGAGGCGACCGGGTCGACCTCGCCGCACTCACCCAGGCGACCGCCCAGGGTGTCGCCCTTGCGCTGTTCGGGGACGACCAGGGGAAGCTGGAGCAGGCCAAGCGCCGGTTCGCGACCCTGTCCGCCACCCGCGACCGTGCCCCGGACCCGCGCGTCCCCGAGCGCACCGACGCCATCACCGCCTCCGTCGACATCCCCGGCGTACAGGCCGGTCAGACTCTGCCGACCCTGGAGGCCCTCGGGGAAGCGTTCCGCTCCAAGGCCAAGGCCATCCCGGTCACCATGGCCGGACAGGGCGCCGCGCGTCACCTCGTGGCGTCCGTCCGCAACCGGTTCGAGCACACGGTGGACAACCGGACCGCCCACGCCGAGGTCGAGCGCCTGCTGCGCTCGATGGTGGACGGGGTCGACTCCGCCGACGCTCTCGTGGCCGGTGGTGGATGGTGCGCCCCCTCCGAGGTCAAGTACGACTTCTTCAACATCGCGTCGGCCGCACCCCGGATGATCGACCTGCCGACCGTCGGCGTGAGCCGGGGTGGCATCCGCTTCCCGGTCTCCCCCGCCATCGGTGACACGTTCTTCCAGGCCAACGCCGGGTCCAGCCCCGCGTCCGGCTTCGGCGGGTTCGCGTTCTCGATGAGCAACGCGACTGACCCGTGGCTGTGGACCGAGTCTGACGACGCCCTGACGGTCACAGGCTCCGTCAACAAGCCGACCCTGCGGGTTCCCTGCCCCTCGTTCAGCGAGGTCCGGCTGGAGTGCTACGGCATCAGCCTCACGGCGGGCAACCTGACGGACGACGCCTACCCGGAGAGCACCCAGAACTTCATCCAGCTCCTCCGCGCCGCCTACGCCCACGCCATCAACGCGCGCCTGATCAGCCTGATGCAGACCGCATCGGAGTCGGCGGTGAGCATCGGTACGGCCGCCCACGGTGTCATCCCGCAGCTCCCCAACGCCGTGGCCCTCGCCGCGACCGACTACCGCACCCGGTTCGCCATGGACGAGAACGCCGTCCTGGAGGTCGTGCTCCCGTACTGGGTGCTGGAGATGGCCCGCTCCGACCTCGGCTACAAGCCCGGCAACGACAGCCCCGACGACATGGCTGTGGCCGACGCGACGATCGTTTCGATGTTCACCGCGCGCAACGTCCGGCCGCAGTTCGTCAGCGACTACCAGGTGCGCGGCACCGGCCTGCCGGGCGTGAGCACCAACAACCTGGCCGCCTGGCCCACGAGCGTGGAGTTCATGCTGTACGCGGCAGGCACGTTCGTCCACGGCAACGGCCTTCAGCTGGACCTCGGCGTCATCCGGGACTCCGTCCTCAACGCGGAGAACGACTTCACCGCGCTGTGGGCGGAGGAGTGCCACCTGATCGCCAAGGTCGGTCACCAGTCCCGCCGGTACACCGCAGCCATCCGGGTGGACGGCACGGTCGGTGCCGGGGTCGCGGCTGCGAAGGTGTGATCCCTCCTGCCCAGCCGTCCCACAGGACCGAAAGGAGGGTGACCAATGGCTGGAGCACGGGACTTCATCAACGGCCCGGAGTTCACTCCGCTCCCCAACTTCCTGTGGGACGCGGCGCAGCACCCGGCGACCGAGGACGCCCACTGGCAGAACGGTGTCACCTGGATCGAGCGCTGCGGGGGCGGAGGCACCGCGTACGACGAGTGCATCGCCGTCACTGGGACCGGAGGCACTCCGGCCGCACAGGCTGCCCTCGCCGACAACGTCGATCAGTCCAACCGGGGCGCCACGGCCTTCACGGTGTACGCGGAGTTCGACTGCGCGCCGGTTGGTCAGGACTACATGCAGGACAAGGCCGTGGAGGCCCTGGCCAAGCGTGAGCCGTACCTGGTCAGCCGTGCGTTCTGGACGGGAACGGCCGGATCCTCGAACGGGACCGGTCAGACCACGGTTTGGCCTCACCTCGCCGCCAACGCGACGCTCGACGACCCGCAGGGGATCCGGCTCCAGACGGCGGCCAGCCCGCTCGTCACCGGGGGCGAGGATCCGGCTGTGGCGCTCGGTCAGCTGGAGGCCCGGCTGGTGGAGTGCTACGGCGGCCAGGGCGTGGTCCACATGGCGTACGAGGCTCTGCCCACGTTCGTCGCTCGTGGGCTGGTCCGGGTCGACGGAGACCGTCTGGTCACCGTAGCGGGCAACATCGTGGTTCCTGGACAAGGCTACGCCGGAACGTCCCCAGCGGGCGCGGCCCCAGCCGCCGGAACCTCCTGGGTGTACGCGACTGGCGCCCTGTTCGGGTTCCGGTCGGAGGTGTTCGCACGGGAGTTTCCCGACACGTTCGACCGGGCCGAGAACACGGTGCGCATGCTCGCGTCCCGTACGTACCTGTTTGGATACGACTGCTGCCACCTGGCGGCTCTCGTCAACCTCGGTGTTCCCACGTAAGGGGTGAACAGTGGTAGCAACAGTCTCTGCGTGCGCAACCCCGATCAAGGGAACGCACATGCGCGTGGTCCGTCTGGACTCCTGCGGTCTCCCGGTCACCGGCACCGGCTCCCTGGTCGTCGTGACCAAGGGATTCGTGCAGGTGCAGAACGAGCCGCAGTACGAGGACGGAGAGGAATTCTTCGAGCGGACCGCCGACGGCACCGTCTGTGTCAACCAGAAGGACGACCCTGTCCTCAAGCGCTTCCAGCTCACGATGGATTTCTGCGAGGTCAACACGACCATGCTGGCCTTCATGACCAGCGCTCGGGAGCTGACGGCGTCCGGAGCGGGGGTCACCGGGTCCGGCATGGCGTTCGCGGAGGGGTCCCCGTCGAACCGGTACTCGCTGGAGGTCTGGCAGAAAGTCGCCGGATCCGGGGCGTGCGACGCGTCCGGCGCGCAGCGGTACATCTACAACGCGTGGCCGAACCTCGGGGCGAGCAAGCTGGGCTCGTACTCCATCGAGAACGGCCGCTCCACGTTCCAGCTCATGAGCGAGTCCCAGGCCGGGTCGACCACGGCGACCGTCGGCTGGCTCAACGGGCCGGGCTCCAGCACGAGCTGGCTGCCGTCCGGGGAGACGCTCGGGACCGGGGAGCACTGGCTGTGGAACATCACGACCACGGCTCCGCCGACAGCGGCGTGCAACCCGACCACCCTTACGTGATCCTTCACGCGGAGCAGCGCTGGGTCTGCCCCAACTGTCCGGCCACGGCCGTGACGGAGGGGCGGACCAACCGTTTCCACCGCTGCACGGGCCTGCGCCTGCTCCTCGCGCCCATGGTCCTGGAGGGAACCCGCTGCAAGGTGGTGGCGCGGGAGCGCGAGGACTACGTGGGCCGGGAGACCGTACAGTGCGATGGCGAGGGGCGCCCGGTCGCCGCCATCATGACCGTGCGGGACGATGGCGAGGACTGCACCGTGCTGGCGCCTGCGGCCCGTATGAGGATGGTGTCCGATGGCGTGGAGCGCTAGCGCGATCTTCCGGGAGTGGCCCCGGTCCGTGATGGGACAGGGACAGACGGCGGCCGTTCTCCCGGCCGGGTACGCCGGACTGGGAGCCGACACCGTCAAGTGCGCCCTGTTCGGAGGCAACACCCCGGACAAGGACGCGGTCCTCGCGCAGACCGGCTACAACTCCGGCTCGTCCCAGTGGGTCACGGCGAACGAGAAGACGGGCGGGGCCGACTGGGTCTCCGGCGGCCGGACTCTGGGATCCAAGACCCTGACCACCCCGTCCTCCGGGGTGTTCATGTTCGACGCGGCAGACCTGACGAGTGCGGCGACCGCCACGATGTCGAACGTCGAGGGGGCCCTGATCTACGACGACACGATCACCGCCGGGACCGGCGGGGTGGCGGACCAGGGTGTCTGTTACCTCTGGTTCGGGGGCGCTCAGTCGGTCACCTCGGGGACGTTCTCCGTGATCTTCAACGCCGACGGACTGCTCCGGATCTCGGTTTAGTTTATTCGTCCCGCCGGATACCTATCCGGTTACCCGGAGTCGCTTTAGCTAAATCTACCGATGCGTAGCGTAGCGGAAGCACGAGGTTGCGTTCTCCGCAGCGATCTGCGGACACCCTGTCTCCCCGGACACCCGTCCGGAGTTCGTTGTTCGGCCAGGTCGGGCCACAGATCGCTACCGGCCGGTAAGAGGCCGTAGGCCACGGCCCGTATATCCTTCCGTCGGGAGGTCGCCGTGACTGCTGACTTCGGGCCCTGTGAGAACTGGCCGATCCACTGGACGTGCCAGACGTCCTCGCTGGATCCGGCCGTGACCGGGTACGCCGTATCGATGGCGACGCGGGTGCTGTGGTCGCTCTCCGGCCGCCGGTTCGGCACTTGCCAGACCACGCTCCGCCCGTGCCGCAAGGACTGTTACGACTCCTGGCCGTGGGGGTGGACCGAGTGGGACAACTCCGTGCTCGGGACCTCGGTCTGGTCCTCGTACCGCTACTGGTTCCCGCTCGCCTGCGGTGCCTGCACCACCGGCTGCTCGTGCTCCCGCGTCTCTGAGGTCGTCCTCCCCTCCCCCGTCAACAGCATCGTCCAGGTGAAGGTCGACGGCACCCCGCTCGTCACCGGGGCGTACCGGGTCGACAACAACCGGCTGCTGGTACGTACGGACGGCCAGGAGTGGCCTCTCTGCAACGATCTGAGCAAGGACGACACAGAGGCTGGCACGTGGTCCGTAACGGCCCTGTACGGCGAGGACGTGCCGGAGGGGGCCCGTCTCGCGATGGGTGAACTGGCCTGCGAGATCAGCAAGGCCGGAGCCGGTCAGGACTGCCGCCTTCCCCCCGGCGTCACCCAGCTCGTCCGGCAGGGTGTGACGATCCAGTACCCGGATGTCGGCCAGCTCCTGAAGGACGGCCGCACCGGCCTGTACCTCGTGGACATGTTCATCGCGGCGGAGAACCCTCACGGCCTCACCCAGCGGGGCCGGGTCTACAGCGTGGACCGGGCCCTGAGCCGGAGGACGAACACATGATCACGGGATCGGCGCGCTGGTACACCGTGGGGGCCCGGATCGTCACCGCCGTCCGCACGGGACTCTCCGCGTCCGTCGCGCGCGCGGGACAGGTCCCCGGAGAGATCACCTGGGACGAGTGCAACTGTGACGGAGCCCTGTACGTCACGGTGCCCCGCGTCTACCTGTCGGAAGCGTTCCCCGCCGAGCAGGAGACGCCCGTGGGGGCCCGCTGCCGGGCTCCGTACGAGGTCGGGGAGTACACCGTGTCCGTGGTCCGCTGCGCCCCGCAGGCGGACGGTCAGAGCCTCGCTCCCTCCGTGACGGACCTCGACAACGCAGCGGGCCTGCTCCTCCAGGACATCGCCGAGACCATGGACGCCCTGGCGGTCCTGATGTGCTCGATGGACGACGCCGACGAGATCAGCGACTACCTGGTGACCCCTGCGGAGTCGGCCGGACCGAACGGCGACTGTGTCGGCTTCACCCTCCGCGTCCTCGTCGCGCTGGAGCGTCCCTGATGCCCGCAGCGAACATCGAGTGGCGGCCGGGCCCCGGCGCGCAGGCGCAGCTCGACGCCGAGGTGATGAAGTTCCTCCTCAGCCGCGCCCGGAGGGTGCAGCGCAACGCGCGCCGGATGGCCCCCGGCCGCATGGGCAAGAAGGTCAACGCCGTCATCGTCGGCAAGCACGTGCGCATCGAGTCGTCGCACCCGGCGACCATGTACGTGATCAAGGGGACCCGCAAGCACATCATCCGGCCCCGGTACCGCAAGGTGCTGAAGTTCACCTCCAGGGGCAACACGGTGTTCGCCAAGGTCGTCCACCACCCTGGCACCAAGCCGAACGACTTCCTGACCAAGGCCCTGCGGATGGGGTAGCGAGCGATCATGGGCACCCCGTGCCCTATGCTCCGCCCATGAGCGAGATCAAGGACTTCACCCGCAGGCGGAAGGCTCCGCAGTTCCGCATCGACGAGGACCTGTTCACGGCCGTCGCCGCGATTCCGGCGGAGGAGATGATCTCTTTCGCCGAGCAGATCACCACGGCCGACCCCACCCAGATGTCTCCGCGCGAACAGGTGAGCCTCCTGCGCAAGACGCTGGAGAACATGCTCGTGCCGGAGTCCCTCCTCCGGTTCCAGCAGCGCATGGCGGACAAGACCAACCCCATCGACATGGAGCAGCTCAACGACGTCGTTGAGTGGCTGTTCGAGGAGTACGGGCTCCGCCCTACGACCGGATCCAGCAGCTCGTCCAGTGGGGGCTCGCCCCCGGTACCTGGCATTACCTCGACGGACAGCATGCCGGACGTGGTGTCGATCTCCGCAGCCTCCCCCTCGACAGCTTCCTGAACATCCTGTACGCCGCACGGGTCGACGCGCGCGAGGTGCGCGAGAACGAGAGTGCGGAAGCGGTGTCCCGGCAGCTGGACAACGAGATGGGCGTGGCGGAGTGGTGGACGCCGCTGCACACGCGCAGGCCCGGTCCGGTCCGGCCAAAGGTCACGGAGGACGGGCTGAAGGTTCCGTCGTGGTGGACGGACGACGAGACGGAGAGCCAGCAGATGCTGGCCGCACAGGGGGTGACACTCGATGGCTAGCATCCTGGTCGCCACAGGGTTCGTCCGGATCGAGTCGGACACCAAGCCCGCCCTGAAAGCGCTCAAGGGCTTCGGGTCCATCGCCGCCAGCGCGCTGACGACCACGCTCCTCCCGGCCACGGCTCTCGTGGCCACGGGGATCGGCGCGATCGGCGGCGCGCTGGCGTCCGCCGGAGCGGCGGCCGGAGCGTTCGGCGCTGCTGTCATCCCGCAGTTCCAGAAGATCACGGACGCGAACGAGAAGTACAAGACAGCCCAGGAGAAGAGCGCCAAGGCGGACCAGGCCAAGGCGTACGCCCAAAAGGTCGCCAAGAAGTTCGGCGTGGAGTACGGCGCCTCCATCAAGATCACGTCCAAGATGACGGACACCGCGCGCGAGGAGGCGCTGAAGTACAACAAGGCCCTGTCGGAGTCCAAGACGGCGTCCAACGCCGCGCGCAAGGCGCAGGACGAATACAAGGCCAAGATGGCGGAGATGACCCCGGCGACGAGGGCGACCGCCAAGGAGTTCCTGGGGCTCAAGGACGACTTTGAACGGTGGTCCGACTCCCTCAGCGGCGCCACGATGCCGATCTTCACCCGCGCCCTGCAAGGGGTCCGCCGACTCCTGCCCAGCCTCACCCCGTTCGTCAGGTCGGCGGCCGGAGCGATCCAGGGATTCATGGACACCCTGGGGGAGGGGTCCGCCGGGCGGATCTTCCGCGAGTTCGGCGACAACATGCGCAAGAACGCCGGGGGTGCGCTCCGCGACTTCCTGTCCTTCGGCAAGGACATGGTGGCGGGGATCCTCGGGATCCTGAACGCGTTCGCCCCCTTCCAGGAGCGCGTGGGAGGGGGCATGGCCGAGATGGGCCAGCGGTTCGCCGACTGGAGCGCCAACCTGGGCTCCAGCGGGGGCTTCCAGACCTTCGTGCAGACCGCCGAGAACGCCGGGCCCAAGCTGGGGGATCTGTTTCGCTCCATCGCCGAGGCCATGGGGAAGATCTCCGACTCCGCCGGACCCCTGGCCGGGGTCGGAATCACCATCGCCGGTATCTTCGCGCAGATCATCGACGCGATCCCCACCCCGGTCCTCCAGGTGCTGGTCCCCGCGATCCTCGCGGTGAACACAGCAATGAAGCTGTACGCGATCTACTCCGCTGCCGCGACAGCTGCCACGTGGCTGTTCACCACGTCGGTCACCACGAGCACGGGCGTGACCTACGCCAGCCGGGTCGTCCTCGTCGCGCACCGGATATCCCTCGTGGCGCACGCGCTGGCCAGCCGGATCGCGGCAGCTGCAACCGCCACCTTCAGCCTCGCGATGCGGGTCGCCTCCGGCGTCATGCTCGCCTTCCGGTACGGCCTCGTCGCGCTCCGTCTCGGTCTCGTGCTCACCGCGACCGGGTTCCGCCTGCTCGCCATCGCGATCATCAGTAACCCCATCGGACTGATCATCGCCGGAATCGCGCTGCTCGTGGGCGCCTTCATCCTCGCGTACAAGAAATCCGAGACGTTCCGCAACATCGTCAACAAGGCGATGGAGGGCGTGAAGAACGTGGCCGCCGCGATCGGCCGCTGGTTCGCCGGTCCCTTTGTCGACTTCTTCAAAAAGGCTTGGGACCTGTACTACAAGTTCCTGGTCCGGCCGTTCTTGTGGTTCTACACGGAAGCCGTGCCCGCAGCGGCCAAGTTCGTCTGGAACATCATCGTCCAGTACTGGAACTTCATCTGGGGCGCCGCTAAGACGGCCTGGGGTCTGTACTACAAGTTCCTGGTCAAGCCGTTCCTGTGGTTCTACCTGGAGGCCGTGCCGGGGGCCGCCAAGTTCGTCTGGAACAAGATCGTCCAGTTCTGGAACCTGATCGTCTCGGGGGTCCGGGCGGCGTGGGGTCTGTACCAGCGGTTCGTCATCCGGCCCATCATCAACTTCTTCACCCAGACGATCCCCGGCGCCGCGCGCGCCCTGCGCGACCGGGTCGTGGGCGCCTGGAACGGCCTGCGCGACCGGGTCTCCGGAGTCTTCACCAGCATCAAGAACCGCGTCTTCAGTCCGATACGTACCTTTTTCACCCAGACGATCCCTGGCTGGGCCCGCACCCTGCGGGACAAGGTCAAAGGGTTCTTCTCCGACATGCGCGACGGCATCGGGGTGATCTGGAACGGGATCAAGAACAAGGCCAAGTCGCCCATCAACTGGGTGCTGCGCAACGTGTGGAACAAAGGGATCGTCTCGGTCTGGGGGAAGATCGCAGGCTGGATCGGGATCAAGAACGGGCTGAAGACGGTCAAGGAGCTGGCGGCCGGAGGGACGGTCGGCCGGTCCGGCATGGGGATCTTCAACCGGCCCACGGCCATCGTCGGCGAGGGCAACCCGGCGTACCCGGAGTACGTGATCCCCACGGACCCGAAGTACGCCACCCGCGCGCGCGGGCTGTGGGAGGCGGCCGGAGCGCACTTCATGGAGGACGGGGGCATCCTCGGGACCCTCGGCAAGGCGGCCAGCAAGGTGACCGGGGCCGCGACCGGAGCGGCCAAGGGCGTCGCCGACTTCCTCGGGGACCCTGTCGGCAAGGCCAAGAAGCTGCTGCTGGCCTCCCTGTCGGGCATGTCCAAGCTGGGCAACTCCCCCTGGGTCAAGATGGCCACCAAGCTCCCCCGGATGGCCGTGGACGGGCTCATCAAGGCGGTGAAGGACTCCGCCGGGGACATCCTCGGGGGCATCGGCAGCGCGGTCGGTCTCGGCTCCAGCGGGGGCTCCGGAGTGAAGAGGTGGGCCGGGGTCGTGCAGATGATGCTCCGGCAGGTCGGCCAGCCCGCCGCGTACACAGGCATCACGCTGCGCCGGATGAACCAGGAGTCTGGCGGCAACCCGACGATCGTCAACAAGTGGGACAGCAACTGGAAGGCCGGTCACCCGTCGGTCGGGCTGATGCAGGTGATCGGCCCGACGTTCCGTTCGTATGCGGGCAAGTACCGCAAGACGGGCCCGTTCCTGTACGGCGTGTCCGTCAATCCGGCCGCCAACATCTACTCCTCGATGCGGTACGCGCTGGCGGCCTACGGCTCCCTGCCCCGCGCCTACAACCGCAAGGGCGGGTACCGCAACGGGACCAACGGGACGGTCGGAGGCTGGCACCTGTTCGGGGAGGACGGCCCGGAGATGGGGTACAGCCCGGCAGGCTGGCGCGTCCTCAACGCGCGCCGGACGGCCGCTCTGGCGACCGGGGGCGGAGGGCTTACCGTGGAGCGGCTCGTCATCGAGAACCACGGGGTGATCGGCAGCCGCCAGGAGACCGAGGACTGGCTGGTGGAGTCGCTGACGTCGATCAAGCGGAAGGGGAGGCTGCCCTAGATGGCCATCGCCTTCAAAGCTGCGGGCGCCCGGACCAAGCTGGACGTGGCCACGCTTCCTCCTGGCGGAGGGTCCACGAGCGTGAGCGTCGCGCTCCCGGCCGGACACGCCAGCGGGGACTGGCTCATCCTCGTCTACCTGGCGGACAACAACCTCAACCCGCCGACCCCCGCCGGGTGGACCCTGCTCGCTGTATCCAACCCCGCCCCGTCCACCCAGTCCCCGTACAAGGGGTACCCCCGCCTGATCGTCTGGCACCGGGTCGACAACGGGTCCCTGGGGGCATCGGTCAGCCTCTCCGTGAGCACACAGACGTGGCCCACCGGGGACCCGTACCTGATCGCGTTCACGGCCGCCTACACGGGCGTGGACACCACGGGTCCGATCGATACCTGGTCGCAGTCCTCCACGGTCTCGACCGACGCGGCGTTCGCGCACCCGCAGCTCACCACGGCGGTGAACCAGGACTGGCTCCTGACCGTCCGGGCGGGCAGCTCTGGCGACACGGCGCAGACGTTCACGATCTCGGGCGGCACCAACTCCGAACGCGTTGACGACAATGACGGGTTCGGCGAGCTGGGTGCGGCCCTGTACGACTCGAACGGGGGCCTGGCGCCGGGGCTCCAGACCCAGCGCACCACGACGTCCAGCGATGCGTTCCTGGAGTACGGGTCCGCAGGATTCTCCATCGCCCTCAAGCCCGCCTCCACGGCCACCGTGGTCAACGCGTCCGCCGGGACCGCGACGGCGGCCGGGACCGCGTACGACGCGACCGTGCAGGCCGTCTCGGGTCCCTGGGACCTGTGCTCCGTAGGAGGTCTGCCCCAGTACGCGTTCGAGGTGGACTGGGACGGCGACGGGTCGTTCAGCCCCGGCGACGACGTGACGCCCGACCTGATCTCCGAGGTCACCGCCACCTACGGCCGGGACCAGGAGCGTCAGCTCAACCCGGCGGCCGTGGGCTCATCGGCGTTCACGCTCAACAACTCCAACGGGACGTACTACCCGGACGACCCGTCCTCGCCCCTGTTCGGGGACCTCAACCCCGCCCGCGAGATGCGGGCACAGGTGCAGTACGACACCACCACGTACCCCATCGCGCGAGGCCGGATCGACGACTACGACCTGCGGGTGGACCGGGCCAACCGCACGGTGGAGTTCACGTTCCTGGACGGGCTCAACGATCTCCAGGGCGTGAAGCTGTCGACCGGGGTCTACACAGCCATGCGGACCGGCGCGCTCATCGACACGATCCTGGACCTGGCCGGATGGACCGGCGGCCGGGACATCGACCTCGGGGCCACCGTGGTCCCGTACTGGTGGGCGGAGGGCACGGACGCGTTCGCCGCGATCAATGAGCTGGTGAAGTCGGAGGGCCCGCCGTCCATCGCCTACGTCGGCCCGGACAACACCTTCATCTTCCGGGACCGGCACCACCGGCTGCTGCGGACGGAGTCGGTCAGCGTCCAGGCGGAGTTCTCCGCACAGGCCGTGGGCTGTGACTCCCCCGCGTCGACCGGCCTGGACTTCACGGCGCCCTTCACCTACGCCCACGGCTGGAGGGACATCATCAACTCCGTCTCGTTCGACGTGCCGGAGCGGATCGTCAGCGGGGACCTGGAGGACGTCTGGACGTCGGAGGACACGATCTCCCTCGGCATCGGCCAGAGCACGGAGATCGCAATCTCCACGTCGGATCCGTTCGTGGACGCCGTCACCCCAGTGTCCGGGACGGACTACACGGTGTCCGGCGCCGGGACCCTGAACGTGGTCATGTCCCGGACCTCCGGCCAGTCCGTGAAGATCACCCTCCTGGCTGTGGGCGGCGCCGTGGTCGTGTCGTCCCTGAAGCTGCGCGCCAAGCCGATCACCGTGACCAAAACGATCAAGGTCACCCGCCAGGACACCGGCTCGATCACCCTGCACGGCGAACGCGCCTACCCGGACGCGGCCCCGTGGGCGAACGCGAACGACGCCGACGCCATCGCCGGAATGGTCCTGCTCCAGTACGCGCAGAGGCGCCCCACGGTGCAGCTGAGAGTGGTCTCCGAGAACCCGGAGCACTTTGTCCAGCTCCTCACCCGGACGGTCAGCGACCGCATCCACATCACGCACGGCGAGGCCAGTCTGGACGCGGACTTTTTCGTGGAGAGGGTCACCCACACGGTCCGGCGCATCAACCAGGACGGCAAGCCTCCCGTGCACGCCGTGGTCTTCGGCTGTGAGCGGGACCTCGTCTCCACGGCGAACCCTTTCCGGTTCGACGTCCGTGGCTCGGGATTCGACCAGGGCGTGTTCGATCCGATCACGGCAGATAATGCCTCGACCGTGTTCATCTTTGACCACCCCGCTCAGGGCGTGTTCGACACGGGCCTGTTCGGGACCTGAGGAGGGACCTTGTTCGAGACACCCAGCGAGGTGCAGACCGTCGCCCGCGCGTACGTCTACAGCGGCGAGTGGGTGGCCGACTGCCCCCGTAGCTGCGGCAACGTGGAGTTCCTGTATACCCCGTCCCGGATGAACGGGCCCCGTGACGTCCGGAGGCCGTTCTACCTGTGCTCCAACTGCGGGATCCAGTCGGGCATCGACTGGCCGGAGAGGGAGCACGAGATCATTCAGGTGCTCGCGCTCCGGCCGGTCCCCCAGACGCGGAACTGGTACCCGCAGGATCACCCGGTTGCCGTCAACTTCCGGATCCCCCACGGGCAGAGTGTGCGTGACCTGCTCGATGAGAACGAAGCGCACGGGGTGCACTGATGACCTGGTCCGCGCCCATGACGGCGGTCGCCGGAGCGACCTTCACGGCCGCCGAGTTCAACCAGTACGTCCGGGACAACCTCAACGAAACGGCCCCGGCGAAAGCCACAGCCGCCTCCCAGCTGTTCGTCTCCACCGGGGCGAACGCGATCACGACCCGGTCCCCGAGCACCACGTCGATATCCACGAACGAGAACACCACGAGCACGAGCTACACCGACCTGACGACACCGGGTCCGTCCCTGTCCGTCGCCTGCGGGACGATCGCGCTCGTCTACTTCGCCGCCAGCCAGGCCAACGACACGGCCAACTCAGCGTGCCTGTCCTCCGTGGAGGTGACCGGCGCGTCCTCGGTGTCCGCGTCCGACAGCTGGGCTCTGCTCTCCGACGGGGTACAGGCGGGCAACTTCGTGAGGTACGGGATGTTCCATGTCTTCACGGGTCTCACCGCCGGGACGAACACCTTCACGATGAAGTACCGCGCCGGGTCGTCCACGGCCCGGTTCCAGAGGCGAGAGATCGCCGTCATCCCCCTGTGAGGATCCCGTGGCCACCGTCAAGCAGTACGCGCTCCAGGTCTGGCGGACCCAGACCGCCGTGAGCCAGAAACTCGGGTACGACCTGCGTCAGGCCGATCTGCCCCTGCGGGCATTCGCCGTCTCCGGGGCTGTGATCACCGGCTGCGTCCTGCGGATCCTGTTCCTCAAGGGGACCGCCACGGACAACGAGATGAGCACCGTGTTCACCAACGCGCGGGACGCCGACTACCCGCAGCTCCCCTACGGGCCCCCGGTCATCGACGAGGACAACCTGGAGCCTCCGGACCCGGATCTGGGGTCCTGATGGCGTGGACAGCCCCGTTCACAGCGGTCGCCGGGTCCGTCTTCACGGCGGCGCAGTGGAACACCTTCATCCGGGACAACCTGGCCGAGACCATGCCGTCCCGAGCGACGTCCGCCGGGTCCTGGTTCGCCGCGTCCGACACGAACCGGATCGTCCAGCGCACCCCCGCGTCGATCATCGACACCCAGTCCGTCGACTTCACGTCCACGTCGTTCGGGGACCCCGAGAACGAGAACTCCACGGAGCGCCCCTCCACCCCCGGCCCGGCCGTCACGGTCCTGACGGGGGTACAGGCTCTGGTGGGGTACCGCGTCAACATCCGTAACGCGTCCGTCAGCGCCCGGTGCGAGGCCAGTTACGAGATCTCGGGGGAGACGAGCGTGGAGACGTCCAAGACGAGGTCCATCGGCTACTCCGTGTCCAACTCCGCATCCGGCCTGAACCTGCGGGCCGGGTGGATGGACCTCGCGACGGAGCTGACTCCGGGCCTGAACACCTTCACCCTCAAGTACAACGTCAGCTCCGGATCCGGCGTGGTCAACGACCGGCGCCTGTTCGTCGTCCCGCTCTAAGGAGACCGCCGTGGCCTGGACAGCCCCCATGACTGCCATTGCCGGAGCCGTGTTCCAGGCCGCGCAGTTCAACACCTACGTCCGCGACAACCTCAACGAGACCGCACCGGCCAAGGCCACCACGCCCGGCTCCATCTTCGCCGTCTCGGGGACGAACCAGATCGCGGAGCGCATCCCCGGCGCCGCCATCGACACCGGCACCGCCACCTTCACGTCCACCACGTTCGCCGACCCGGCCACCGGCTCCGCCGGACCGTCCGTCACGGTCACGACAGGGGTGCAGGCGCTCGTCGGATACCGTTCCTACCTGGAGGTACCGTCCACGACGGCCCGTGTGGAGGCCAGCTACTCGATCTCCGGGGCGACCACGCGCGCGGCCTCCACGACACGGTCCGTCGGGTATTCGGTGTCCAACAGCGTCAACGGCCTCAAGACCCGGACCGGCGTGGTGGACCTGGCCACGGGCCTCACGCCCGGATCGAACACGTTCAAGCTGGAGTACAACGTCAGTTCCGGGACCGGCACGGCCGCCGACCGGAGGCTGTGGGTGCTCCCCCTGTGAGAGGGACGTATGGACTACACAGCGATGCTCACTCCGTCCCTCGGGGCCGGGGGCCTGCTCGCCGTCGTCATCTACATGATCTTCACGGGGAGGCTCGTCCCCCGGAGTCAGGTCGACGACATGCGCGCCGACAAGGACCGTCAGATAGACCTGTGGAAAGCTGCGTACGACAAGGCCATCGAGGGCCAGGAAGTACAGCGGGACCACATCACGGCCCTCATGGAGGCGAACCGGACGACCACCCGCGTCATACAGGCGCTGCCGGTGGGAGCAATGAACGAAAGGGGGCCTCATGCCCTGGCTGAGGCGGAGGAGGAGTGAGCGTCTCCCGGCCGCGACCGCCGGGCAGGCCGAGGCGTCCAAGGCGCTCGGCAAGGCTGAGGAGTCCCTGGAGGACGCTCAGGACGCCGGTCGTGAGATCATGGCGGCCGTACGGAGGCTGAAGCGCCTGGGAGACGACAACGACTTCGCCGCGCGGATCTCCAGAGCGATGGGAGGCTCCCCGTGACCTGGTTCGAAATCCTGTACCTCTGCTTCGGCACGTTCGTGACGGCGTCCGGGGTGGCCATGATCTCGGTCTACTCCGCGACCTATGCGTGGTGGAGGAACCACGTCGGCCGGATGATGGTGACGTACGCCGGGGCCGAGGTGCTGATGTCGCTCCTGCTCCTCCTCACGGTCGTCGGGCACGTGAGCCCGCTGTGGTTCCGGGCCGTGTGGTTCGGGCTCCAGGCGGCCGTGGGCGGGGCATTCTGTTTCCAGACAGTCCTGCTCGTCAGGCTGCACCGGCAGCGCCGGGACCGAGAGAGGAGCGCGGCATGAGCTGGTGCCCGTTCGCCAAGAAGATGGAGTTGCAGCCGGAGTCCGACGCTCAGGCCGCGATCCAGCCCACGCAGTTCATCGCCCACAGCATCGCCGCTCCGTGGACCGTCGAGCGGCTGTATCAGTACTGGCGGGACAGCACGAACCTAGAAAGTCATTTCGGCCTTGGGTATGACGGCCGCCTGGCGCAGTACATCGGGACCAACACACGGGCCGACGCCAACGCGCAGGCGAACCCGAGGGCCATCAGCCTGGAGTCGGCCGCCAACACGTCCAACTCGGATCCCTGGACGGATGCGCAGATCAACACCCTGGTCCGGGCCATGGACTGGGCCGCCGAGGAGCACGGCATCCCCCGGCGCAAGTGCCGGAGCTGGACCGACCCCGGATTCGGCTACCACAAGATGTTCCCCGAGTGGTCCACCGGGGGCACAGCTTGTCCGGGTCCGATCCGGACCGAGCAGTTCAACGACATCGTCCTGCCGCGACTGATCGCCGGGGACGTGGGAGGAGACGAGGACGTGGCACTCACCGACGCCGACGTGACCAAGGTCGCGGACGCCGTGGTCAAGAAGCTCATCGCCGGGGGAGGCGTCCTGGAGGGGTCCGACATCGAGCGGATCTTCACCACGGACGGTCTGCTCAAGGCGCCGCCGGACGCGGAGACCGCCGAGACGAACCCGTTCTGGACGTTCGCGTCCCACGTGCAGGCGCAGACCACGACCGGCCGCGCCACGGCCAAGGACGTGGACGACATCCTCGCGCAGGTGCGCGCGAACGGCGAGGCCCTCACGGCGATCCGAGCCACCCTGGGTGCGATCGATCTGTCCCGGCTCCCGGCCGACATCGCCGACAAGCTGAACGGCCTCGCCTTCCGGCTGGAGGGCCCCCAGTGAGCGCCGCCGCACAGATCAGGGAGATGGTGGAGTCCGTGGTCCGCGCCCTCACGGGCGAGACGGACCGGAGACTGGACGCCCTGGAAAAGGACGTGGCCGACCTGAAGGACCGGCTGAGCCCTCCGGAAAAGGCGGCGCGGGCGCAGACCGCCAGGGGCTCCGGCTCCGCGTCCCGGCCCCGCACCGTGAAGGATCCGGGCACGCCGTGAGGATCAAGGTCTATCCGGCCGACACGACCGGATGCGGACACTTCAGGCTGATCTGGCCCGTGGAGGCGCTGCGTGCCTCCGGCGCGCTCCCGGACGACGTCACGGTGGAGGTCCGGCCGCCGACCGAGCGCGACCTCAAGCTGCGCATGGAGGGGGAGCGCGTGGTGGAGGTCGTGGACGCGGACCCGGACGCCGTCTACGTGTTCCAGCGCCTGACTCACTCGTGGATGGCGCAGTGCGTCCCGCTCCTGAGGGAGGCCGGGGCCGCCGTCGTGGTCGACATCGACGACCACCTGGGGTCGATCCACCCGAGCAACCCGGCGTACGAGGCACTGCACCCCCGCAACAGCGGGACGTGGGACCCCGTCAAGCGGGAGGTCACCCGGCACAGCTGGCTGCACCTACAGCAGGCGTGCCGGGACGCGACCCTCGTGACGGTCTCCACCCCGGCCCTGCTCGCCCGGTACGCCTCCCACGGGCGAGGCCAGGTGCTGTTCAACTACCTGCCGGACATCTACTTCGGCGTGCCCCACGAGGACTCCGCCGTCGTGGGCTGGCCCGCGTCCCTGCACTCCCACCCGGACGACCCGTCGGCTGTAGGGGGTGCCGTCGCGCGCCTCGTGGCCGCAGGGGAGGCTTTCAGGGTGGTGGGTGACCCGATAGGTGTCGGGGCCGCTTTCGGGCTGCGAGAGGACCCACAGGGAGCTTCGGGCCCCGTAGGGGTTGCACAGTGGCCCGCAGCGGTCGCGGAGCTGGGGGTGGGGATCGCACCTCTGGCGGACACCCGCTTCAACGCCTGCAAGTCGTGGCTCAAGCCTCTGGAGCTGAGTGCGCTCGGGGTCCCGTGGGTCGCGTCCCCGCGCGCGGAGTACGAGCGGCTGCACCGCCGGGGCGCCGGAGTCCTCGCCGACACCCCCCGGCGCTGGCACCGGGAACTGACCCGTCTCACGCAAAATGCCCGCTTCCGCCAGGAGCTGGCGGAAGCGGGCAGGGGGGTGGCCGAGGGTCTCAGGCTCCGGGAGCACTCCTGGCGGTGGCTGGAGGCGTGGAGCCGGGCCCGCGATCTCCAGCGGTCTCAGGCGGTCGCCGTCTGAGGGAGCTGAAGGCGGTCGATCACCTCCAGCTCCGCGAGGATCTCGTCCACCCGGTTCGCCAGCGCATCGCACTGGCGGGTCAGGGTGGCCCGGTCGTAGGTGCTGAAGTCGCGGTCCCGGATCTCCCGGCGCTTGTGCGCGAGGTCATCCTGGAGCCGGTGCGCGTGCTCCCTCAGTTCGGCCACGGTCAGTGTCATCCGGTCGCTCCTCAGGCTCCGGGGTTTTCCGGGCGGCCGACGTCCAGGACACCCCACATGCCTGGCATATCTCGTGACCGTCCGGCGTGATGACGAGCGTCTTGCTCTTGCATACCGGGCATCGCGCGCGCTCCCGCGCGTACCCGAGGAGGCGCCGCTCCACGGTGTCCGTCCCGCCCCAGTAGCCGGACATCCGGTACAGCAGGGCGTACGCAAGGCACTCCGCCCGGACCGGGCAGGCATTGCACCAGCCGGTCCGGGCGGTCTCCTTTCCTGAACGGGTCTCCACGTTCGGCGTGAAGTCGAACGGGGCCCCGTTGCAGTTCGCGTCCCTCTGCCAGCCGACGTCGGCGGCGCGAAACGCATCCTGGGGCACCCAGCCTCCCTCTCATCAGCGGTGTTGTCTCTGTCCTCAACGATCCACCCCGATTGAGAGAAAGTCACTAGGTGCCCCAGGGGTCTACAGGCCGGTCACGGGTGCGACCGGCCGCTCCAGTGCGGCCCCGGTGTGTAGTGCATCGCGTCCCCGGTGACACCCTCGTACGCGGACCGACGGCCGACGACGTCCCCCGGCCGGACGCCGTCCACCCCGCCGGAGCGGGCCCGGAGCGTCCGGCCGTAGACCTCAGCGTTGCCGGGGACGCGGATGACCTCCCGGTGGCGGCCGGGGCCGCGCCGGTAGTCGCCCTGGCGCCGCAGGTGCGCCTCCCAAGCCTCCAGGCACGCGTACTGGTGCTGGCCCGTGGTCGGCGAGTAGCCGACGTCCGGGACGTGGAACCAGTGGTCGGCCCCTCGCCCCGCGTCGTCCTCGACGGCCCACGCGATCGGCGTGCTGTAGCTGTAGACCACGTACACGGCCGACCGGGCGGAGGCGTGGAACCGAGCGGGCAGGTGCCCCAGTTCCACGGCCGGACCGGAGTGAGCGGACCACAGCCGCGTCCCGTCCGGCAGCTTGCCGGTGGACAGGAACGGCCGCAGCTCCGCGATCAGTCCGGGGATCTCCGCGTTGCGGTACGTCGTGCGCGTCCTGCTCACGATCCCTCCTCCGTCCGGATGATGCGCCGGATCTCGTCGGTGTCCCTGTCGTCGGTCTCCGCCCCCTCGGCCGCCTTCTGCCGGAGAGCTGTGATCAGCTGCTGCTCCTTGGAGATGATCGCCCGCAGGTGCTCGATGTGGGCGAACAGATCCGTGACGATCTGCGGGTCACCCTTCATCGGCTCCGGATTGGCGATCAGCTCCCGGTGCCGGTCCAGGTGCTTGGCGTAGTCCCGGTCCCACGCCGTCCACTCGCTGCGGCGCGCGTAGGTCTCCGGGTGCGGGAACAGGTGGCCTCCCTTGGAGTCGTGGAAGTTCCTCCGCTCCCGCGATCCTTCGATGAGCCCCATCAGAACGTCCTCCCTCCGCACCAGTCCGACACGGCGCCCTGGAGGACGGCCTCCACGGTCACGCCCTCGTCGTCCGTCCAGTCGGCCCAGACGTTGCTCAGCCAGTCGGCGAACGACCGGGCGGAGCGCTCCGGCAGGCTCCCGTGCTCGGGGTCACGGGCCCACGCGAGGATCTTGTTGTACGGGTCAGGGTTGGAGCCCTGGTCCGCGTCGTAGTCGGCGGCCGGAGCGGCGAGGAATGCCTTGAGCCGCTCCTTGTCCCTGGCGCTGAGGACGGTCACGGCCTCCACCTCCGCCCCGCGCGCTCGTCCGCCTCGATGCGGTCGGCGTCCCGGCTCTCCGCGCCCGGAGGCAGGTTGGTCCCGCCCTCGTTCCACGGCGTCCAGTCCGGGTCGCTGTACCTCCGGTCCAGCAGGTACGCAGGGGGCCCGGACGCCTCCGCCATGTCGCGCTCGTATGACGTGTCCCGTTCCACCAGGGAGTCGTACCGCACACCTCGGTGGTCCGTGCGGAAGCGGGAGGTCCCCTCGTCGTGAGCGGCTTGCACTTCCGCTCGGGTGAAGATGCCGGAGGGAGCGGTGCGGGACGGCTGGCCGGTCCGCTGCACCATCCGTCGCGCTACGCCCGGAAGGTCAGGGGTCTCACGGGCCGGTACCCGGCCGTAACGGACGTCGGAGTACCGGCCGCGCGCCGTGCCCCGGTTGTCGCGCCGGGACTTGCGGGGGTCGGGGTCCACGAACTTGCCACCCCACGCCTGCATCACCAGGCTCTGGTAGTAGGTCGTGGTGGCGCTGTACTGCCAGTCCGGGACGTAGTTGACGCGGGGGGTGTCCCCCTCGAACCGGGCCCCGTCGGCGTTGCTCACCCACGCAATGGGGGTGCCGTAGCAGTAGACGACATACTCCGCCTCGTCCAGGCCCACGGCGTACTCACGGGGCAGGGCGCCGTACCGGGCGCCCGTCAGGCGCCGGTACGGGCCGGAGAGCCCCACCAGGCCGTGGCTCAGGTCGGTCCCCTCATTGGCCTGGAACGTGCGGAGGTTGGACAGGGAGCGGATCACGCGGTCCCGCGTGCGCCTCCCGAATGCGAAGGTACCCATTGGATCTTCCTTGGTCTCTTGAGATGTTAGGGACCCGGCCCCGCCCCTGGAGGGGGCGAGGCCGGTGGCTGTGCTGTGGTGCGGGTAGGTCAGACCTGCACGCCGCGCGCGAAGTCGACGAACGCGCTGAAGGCGCCCGGCGAGACGCGGAAGTTCGTGCGCTCGACGGCGGTGGTCTCCTTGCTGTCCGACACGGCCAGGGCGGACGGGTCGGTGGAGCGGATCTCGATGCACGCGCCGTTGCCGGTGGAGTAGGACGACTTGGTCCACGCGTCCTGGCTGCCGAGACGGATCATGGTGTTCTCCCTCGTACCGTTGTGGTCCGGCCGGGACCGGGTCGGCCCCGGCCGGTCGTACGCCCCGCCCCGGAGGGCCGGATACCCGTTGCTCCGGGCGCAGAGAGGCCGGTTACGGGGCCCACCCGGCGACGACTTCCCCTTTACCCTCGTGCCCCGCTGGCTGCGGCGAGGGAGGCTGTCTCGCGTCGCTGAACGATCTGCCTTGCGTGCCGCCCGCAGGGATCGAACCTGCGGCCTCCGGGGTTTCACTCCGGCGCTCTCCCGACTGAGCTAGGGCGGCGACCCGGCCGGACCCCGGAGGGTCCGGCCGGTGGATCAGGAGACCTCGTCGGCGGAGTGCTGGCGGAGGAAATCCGCCACCTCCTCCGCTGTGGCATCCGAACGGTACTTGCCGATGTGCCAGCTCATGCCGCCCGTCACGCGGGTGACGCTCCAGCACGGGACGTTCTTCCAGCTGTCCGGGTCCAGGGGGTCGCCCTCCGTCGCGGTGTCCTCCCGGACGATGTACTTGGGGCCCTTTTGCACGGCCGCTCCCTCGGTCGGGGCCGGACCCCGGAGGGTCCGGCCGGGTCGGTCAGCGGAGCAGGAGCGCGGTGGCGCGCTCCTCCATCTGGAACGCCAGGTCGGCGTCGATGTCGGCGGACTGCGCCGCAGCGGTGACGGCCTGGACGAGGCCGCCGCGCGTGGTCTGCCCTCCCTTGATGAACGCGGTGAGGACGTCGTCGTACAGGGCCGGGCACTCCAGCTTCTGAGTGATCTCCTTGACGGCCCGCTCGGTCTCCTTGACCTCGTGGCCCGCCTGCTCGGTCAGCTCCGCGAGGACCTTGCGCATGTAGTCGACGTCCAGGAACGTCCGCACCGCGTCGGCCGCCTGCGAGGTGATGAGCTGGAGGTTGGCCTGCCGGGTCTCCTCGCTGTAACGGATCAGTCCATCGTCCAGCCGGGCCCCGAGGTGACGGGCCGCGACCGCGTCCCGCTTGATCGTCATCCCGTTGGTGCAGACCTCCACGACGAGCCGGGGGGTGACGGAGAACGAGCCGTGGCCGGTCTCGCTGTTGGAGAGGACGAATCCGGCGAACACCGTGGGGTTGTCGGAGCCGGTCTGCCCGGTGAACGGGGAGCGGTACCCCTTGAGCAGCTCCGGGGCGAGGGCCTTGATCTCCGGCGCCGTGACCGTGACGTACATCTTGCGGCCGGTGAGGTCGCACTGGGCGATGTTGTCGGCCCCCAGACCGGCCGCCTGCATCCCCCGCAGGGCCGCGCGCAGGGTCTCGACGTGGTCCACGATCTTGTACGAGTTGGACAGGAGCGCGCGGGCCGTACCCGTCTCCCCGCCGTCCGCGTCCTTAAGCGCGCGCACGAGCACCGACTTGTCGAGCGGCTCCCGCATCCACTCGCTGCCGTCCCCGGTCGCCTGGACCAGGGACCCGCCCTTGCGCTTGCCATGGATCAGGCCGTTGAGTGTGCCGTCCACGATGTCCGTCCAGCCCTCCGCCCGCAGCTTGCGGAGCATCCGGCCGGTGACGATCCCCCGGCCGAGACGCTCGGCCAGTCCCTCGTCGAACACGTCCGTGGAGGTGAATTCCTGCACGACCGGCGTGACTCCGTCGGCGGTGAGCCGGGGCTCCAGGTCGGAGCGGAGGACGCGGAGGTTGCCGCCCCCGAAGCAGAGGTTGGTCGCCGGGACGACGACGTCCACCTTGCGGTCCTGCTGCTCGTCCAGCGTCGCCAGGAGGGTCTCGAAGTCGGTCTTGCGCAGGGTGTCGGTCATGATCTGGTCTCTCTTCCTTGGTCGGTTGTGCTTTACCTAAATCGTCCCCCGGTCCCGGAGGGCGAAACCTCCGGGACCGGGACTCTACCGGTTACAGATCCGTCGGGCCGTCCGTATCGGCGGAGTGATGCGCCCTGTACGTTTCCGCGTACTGATCGGGGCTCATCCCGTGGCGGGCTGCTTCCTCCTCGATTGCCATCCGGATACGAGCTGCGAGATCGGCCACCCTGTCCGGCGGCCAGCAGAGCCCCTGCGCCTCGCGCCATGTGCGCCACTCCTCAGGAGTTGCGTCACTCTTTTCGGAGTTGCAGGGCCAGCAAGCAGGCGCCAGGTTGGTGCGGTCGTTTGTGCCGCCTCGGGACACCGGTATGACGTGATCGACCACAACGGCGTTTTCCCGGCCGCAGTAGGCGCACAAGGCGCAGTCGATGATCTCCCGGCGCAGAGACGCTGCAATGTGCCGGGACGCCATCAGTCGCGCACCAGACGGACCCACCGGGCGAACCGGTCCGTCACGGTGGCCCCCACGAGGAGCGCCGTGGTGAGCCGGATCCCCTCGTGCTGGGCTCCGTCCAGTCCGGCCCAGGTGATCAGTCCCATGCCTATCCCGGCCGCCACGACCGCGAACAGAGCGGCGAAGTGCCACCACCCCCACATGTGCGGGTCCTGCACCGGCTCCAGGCTCTCCGGGGGAGCCCAGTATCCGTCCGACCTGTACGCCGGACGGACCAGGATGTCCCGGCCGCCGGACTCCGCCACCTTCACCACGGCCCCGGTCCGCCTGTCGCGGACGAAGCCTCCACGCTTGATCTTCTGCTCCATGTTCGGTCCTTCCTTGATCCGGATCGGCCGTACGGCCGCCTGAGGGCCGTTCTCCGGCCCCGGTGACCCGAGGGCCACGGAGACGGAGAACGGCCGGGAGGCGGCAGCAGGGACGTGCGGAGGGGTCAGTCCTGCCCGGCGTACTCCGCGCCCCAGCGGCCGTAGTCGTCCACGTGGATCGGCACCGTGACGCCGCTGTGCTCGATGGACCCTGCGGGGTACTTGTCCATGATCTTCCTTCCGTTGACCGGATGCTTGCGTGGGCCTGGCCGGGTTCGAACCGGCGTCACGGGAGGGGTCCCCCTGCTCTGCCTCTGAGCTACAGACCCATGCTCGGGATCGCGGCTCCCGGCGGCCGTCGTGCGTCAGTTCCACTGTGCGGAGCGCTCCATGCGGCCGGTCGCCTGTGCGGCCCTCTGCGAGCGCATGTCGCCCGTCAGGCACTGCTCGGCGATGGATCCGCCGGAGCACATGTCGCAGGCCGCGACGTGGGCCAGGTACAAATCGAATGCCGGACGGTACGGCAGGGCCAGGGACACCTGCAACGCGAACGGCTCCGCGTCCGGCTCGTCGGGGTCCATCTCGGGGATGGCACCGGCCCGGCGCCAGTAGGTGTCGTGCTGGTCCTCCCAGTCCTCGTCGGTCAGGGTCTCGAACGTCCTCGCCGTCATGGTCGTCCCTCTCTGGTCTGTGGTCTGCGTGCCCCCGGCCCGACTTGAACGGGCCGTACTCTCTACGCTCCGCCGGACAGCCGGTGATCACTCGTAGCGGGGGCGGCCGGATCACGGGCTCCGGCCGGGCCGTCGTGCTCAGCGGTTCAGGTTGTGGTGCTGCGCCCACACGGGGCACGTCCCGGCGTGCAGGGTCGGGCTGGGCTCCCCGCGACGGCCGCAGGTGCAGGACGCGCCCTCCGACATCTGGCGGACCTCGTCCCGGTACTCACCCTGGTAGTAGGCGAGCTGGTGCCGCGCCATGTCGGCCGCCGTGGTGTCGCCCCACTCCGCCGGGTCCACGGCCGCGACCGCCTTGGCGGCCGACTCCGCGAGGATCTCCGTGGCGCTGGCGTAGTCGGTCTGCTCGTCCAGAGCGGCGAATACCCCGGAGTTGTCCAGGGTGTTGAAGGCTGCGATGACCTCCGGCCGCTCCCGGTCCTCCGACGTGATGGAGCGGAGTACGGCCAGAGCCTTGATCGTCTCGTCGCTGTAGGTCATGGTCGATCCTTCCGTGGTCGCCTGGCTCATCAGGACCGGGTGGCGCCCGGCCGACGGCCCCGCCGGAGCGGGGCCGTTTCGCCTCAGTCTCGCGAGTCGCGCTCCAGGCGTCCCTCGTACCCGGCCGCCCACCCGTTCCCCCAGTGGTGCCACTGCACGGCCGACATCAGCCGGAGGGCCTCCACGTAATCCAGTCCGGCCGCCTCCGCCAGCCGGACCAGGACGTCCTCGGCCTCCGACCCCTGCTTGCCCTCCGTCCGGTCTCCGACCGGCTGACCGGCGATGCGGCGCGCTTCGTCCAGGATGTGCGTGATCTCGGGCATGTGGTCCTCTTTCCGTGGTCCGGGGCCTGAGCAGACCCTCACAGGGGGCACGGGTGGCGGAAGCCTACCGTGCCCCCGAGCGGGGCTCAGCGGGTGTAGTTGTCCGAGCAGACGGGGCCCTTGCCGTAGTCGATCGACCGGCGGTCCGTCAGCAGCTTCCCGCAGTCGATGCAGGTTCCAGTGAGCTGACCGAAGGACTTCTCGAACTCCAGGGAGACGCGGTGCTCGGGGCGGATCCCCCTCATGGCGCCCTTGGCGTAGACGAACCGGAGCGGGGTGCCGTCCTCGTCCGCGACCGGCAGCCGGTCCTCCCAGTGGAAGCCCGTCAGCTCCTTGGCGTAGTGCCGGTCGGAGCTGCGGGAGGGGAGCACCTTGAAGATCCGGTCCCCCACCCTGTAGATCCCGACCTCGGTCACGTACTGCGGCTCCGACAGGGTCGGCTCGTCCGGGGCCCCGAGGGACTTCAGTTCGTCGCGCAAAAGCTGGTTGTTGTCCTTGGCGTCCTGGATCGCGGCAGACGCCTCCAGGCGGGTCATCGTGTCGACCTTGCGGACGACGTCGGCGACCGCGCGCCGCGCCTCCGGCCACTCACAGCCGGTGGCCGCGTCCCGCCGGTCGAGCAGGCGGGATGCTTCGGCCAGGAGCGCGTTCAGGAACGTGATCTGCTTGGGCGTGACGTCGGAAGGGGCGTAGGTGCTGTTCATGGTCGTTGCTCCTTGGTCTTCGGGATGAGCCGGTCGGCCCGACAGGGCCCACGTACGAGACGCGGACCCGACTGGAAACCGGATCAGTTGGTGGCCATGCCGCTGAGTTCGGCCATGATGAACATGCACTCCGTCAGGGTGCGCAGGTCGCTGTAGTCGATCCCTCCGCCGTGCTGCTCGTCGGAGAACTTCTGGATCTGCGCACGCAGCTCGTCCAGCTTCAGGTGGCCGTACTCCGCCCACAGCGCGTCGAACGAGGCGATGTCGGTCTGGTAGGCGCCGTGGTCGGTGATCCGGAGCGAGACGTGTCCGGGACGGGCCATGGGGTCCTCCTTGGTCGGTGTTCTTCGGTGCGGGCTGATCCACCCGATAGGGCGCAGGCACCCGGCCCGTGAAGGCCGGTCCTGCACCCGACTGGAGATCAGCTGACGAACAGGTCGCCGTAGCGGACGGTGCTCAGCAGCCGCCCGGCGTCCCGCTGGCTGATACCGAGACGCTCCGCGACATCGCTGCGTAGCTTGGTGAGACCGAGCGCGTTCGTCCGGGGCGAGGCGCCCCTCAGGTTCGCGCGGCGAGCCTCCACAAGAGCGACCGTGCCGTGGTCCATCGTGATCCGGCGTCCGTCGATGACGCGGGTGATCGTGTTGCGAAGATTCATGGTGTTCTCGTTTCTGGTCCGTGGTCGTCGTGCTGTACGTCCATCCAACCCGTCGAGCGGTCCCCTCGGGGGTGCTTGCGTCGGTCGGAGCGCCGTGGCCCTCGCGAGGTACGCTCCCGGTTTCTCTCCGCCGTGGGTGGGTTCCGTGTGTCCCTCACCGCGCGTCGGCCGTCCGCCGTTTTGCGATCTCGCTACTACCCGTAGCTTCCCGGTTTCTTGTGGAGGGTCCGGTGCCCTGTCTCCGGAGCTGCGCTGCCGCTTCGGGATCTCTCCCCGGACCTGTCCGCCTGGCCCGCTTCCGGAGGGTGGTAGCTCGTCCTGCCCTCCGCCTTACTGGTTTAATTAAAGCGCGATTCCGCACCCGCGTCTATACCCATCTACCTGCGTCTTTACGGGTAGTTGAGACCGGGCCCCGGCACAGAACAGCCCCGACGATCTTCCGTCGGGGCTGATTCGTTACGCGTCCGTTACCGGATGATGGTGACGAACTGGTCCGCTACGGCCAGCCCCAGGAAGGGACGGAGGGTGGCGGTGTCGATGCCGCAGACCTCCACGGCGCTGTGGACCTCGTCCCGGTACGGGATCGCGACCGTCTGGGGCTTGTCGGCCGCCACGATCTTGCGGCCGTGGATCCGGACGATGTCGCCGGGGAGCACGTTCTCGATCTTGTCGCGCAGCTGGTTCAGCATTCCGATCTTCCTCATTCCGTGGTCTCCGCCTCAACGCGCTTATACGTAAGGCGGTATATCTATCCGGTTACCCGGAGTCGCTTTAGCTAAATCTACCGGTGCGTAGAGTAGCGGAAGCACGAGGTTGCCGTCTCCGCAACGAACTGCGGACACCCTGTCTCCTCGGACACCCGGCCGGAGTTCGTTGTTCGGCCAGGTCGGGCCACAGATCGCTACCGGCCGGTAAGGAGCCAGCCGGTCCGGGGCCGGATGGATATACGGCCCCGGATGCAGCTCACGATCCGGACACCTCGCCCTTGCCCCGCTTCCGCAGGGTGGTGACCGGCTCCAGGGCACGGACGGAGTCGGCGAATAGACCCGTGGCACTGAAGCGGACCCGACGGACCTCCGTGGGCATCACGGCCCCCTCCGCACGCTTCCCCGGCAGTCCGCCTTCCGGGACCCGGCGCCACTGCGGGGTGAACGACCCGAAGTTGGTGAGGCTGACGCGGTACCCGGCGGCCACGTGGCGGCCGATGATGTCGAGCACGGCGTGCAGAACGTCCTCGGACGTCGCCGTCCGGAGGTCCACCTCGACGTCCAGCAGCTCCGCCAGCCGGGTGAAGTTGAGGTTGGTCTCAGGGCGTGCGATCTTCTTTTCCATGATCTGTTCCTCTCTGGTCCGGTCGGCCGCCGGTCAGCGGTCGACACACTTGGGGTAGCTGGACCCCCGATAACAGCGGTCGAATCCGTCGTGGCTGACGTCCAGCTCGTACGTGGTGCCGTCCGGCCGCCGGATCGTCAGGTCGTAGTCGTAGTGGACCGTGGTCACCCCGGCGCTGCGGGTGGTCCAGATGCTCTCCTCCCTGTCCACGACCCGGCCGGGGTCCCCGCGCTTGTCGTCCGGGCCGCAGCCCGTCAGCGCGAGGGCGACGGCCGCCGCGACGGCGACGAGGGCGCCCGTCCGGCGCTTCATCCGTCCCATGATCTGTACCTCCGTGGTCTCCGGCCTGAGCACCGGGTCGGACGGCCGGGCGGGGTCCGGCCGTCCTGCTCACCTGCTCAGAACCCGTACCCGCGCTCCCATGTCATCGGGTAGCTGTTGCGGTTGCCCTGCTCGTCGTGGTACCTGCCCTGGGGCACAGGCCGGACCGTGGCCGACACGACCTCGTCATCCCCCGCGATCTCCTCCACGATCCGGTCCCAGCTCGTGTCCGTCTGCTCCGGGCCTGTGTAGTACAGGTCCGTGTCGCCGTCGGCCAGAGCCCCCGTCCCCCGGTCCACGACCACGTTCAGGTGCCAGTCAGCCCGCTGGGTCCGCTTGGCCGGGCGAAACGACTCCTCCGGGACGTCGTGCTCTTCTCCCCAGTAGCCGTCCACGCTTTCCCGGATGTGGATGCCGTGCGCCGCCGTCGCGCCGCACCGGAAGTTGCCCTTGCCGACGTGCATCTCATTGTCCGGCGCCGGAGGCGTCAGGCACGTCCAGGAGCAGTCCTCAGCGGCCTTGGCCGCCAGAGCCCCGGCCCTGTCCAGGGAGCGGAGCGGGCGTTCTCCGGGGTTGAGGACTCCGGAGCCCTCGTCGATGACGTAGTACGTCGTGGCCATGGTCAGACCTCCAGGATGGTGTAGTGGGGTGTGGTTTCCAGCGACTTGCGGGGCGGGCCGTCGCAACCCGTGATCTGACGGGGTGCTCCCCCGTCGTCCGGGACCTTCCAGTGGACGACCCCGTGATGCATCTGGACGGCGACGATCAGGCTGCCGTCGTCGTCCCGCGCGAACGCCGGATCGGTGTCCAGGGCCCCCAGGGCGGCGAGGACCTGATTGCGCAGGTCCACGGCCGCGTCCCGGTTCGTCCGGCCCCACCCGGTCAGCGGCCCCAGGCGCATCTGCACCTTGCGGGCCGCCGTGGCCGCCCCGGTCCGCAGCACCTTGACCGGGAATGACAGCCGGGTCTCGTCGGCAGCCACGGTCACCACCTCCAGGTCGGGGCGGAGTCGTCTCCGCCCTGGTACATGCCGGGCGCGTCCTCGGGTCCGGCACAGTTGGCCGCCGCGCCCGCGAGGAGCGCGACGAGCAGGGTGAGCGAGGCGAGGGTGCGCCTGCCGATGATCTGGGTCATGGGTCCCTCCGGGAGCGGGCTGGCTAGATGGCGATGAAGGCGTACGGGTGGCCCAGGGCGTACCGCTCCGCAAGGACGTCCTGCACGTTCTCCGGGGCGTCCAGGGCGACGGCCGTTCCGGGGGCGGTCGAGTAGACGTCGGTCTCGCTGACGATCCAGGACGTCCGCTCGTCGCGGGCGCGGGGCTCACGGGGGTCGCGCGCGCTCATCAGCCGGTCGTACGCGTCCCGGCCGATCGTCTCGGGGGAGCCGTCCCAGTTCTGCACCTCCATCGTGGTGCAGACCTCCAGCTCCCCCTCGCTGGCGCGGGTGGTGCCTCCGGCGGCCAGCGAGGGGTCGTCCAGCTTCACGATGACGCTCCAGCCGGACGGGCCGAACGCGCGGGTGCCCTCCACCACGGTCCCCGTGAAGCCGTGCCGCGTGTGGCGGACCGGGCCGGTGACCGGAGCGGTCTGCGCCTGCGCTACGAGGGCCGCCTTGGTGGGGGCCGCCTTGCGGACCCGGCGGTGCAGGGTGGTGTGGGTGACCCTGTCGAACCGGAAGCTGCGGACGTCGCCGTCACGGCGGTCGTCCTCGGCCCGCACGATGTAGTCCCCGCCCTGGGTGCGGTACAGGGACTGCGGGCGGACCCGGCGCCGGGAGACTTCGCCGGTCGGCTTGACATACCGGATGCTCATCTCGCGGCCGGTACGGATCGCGGTGGTGACGCGTAGCATGTCGTCCTCGCTGGCGTAGACGACCGTGTCGACGACGCCGCCCGTGACGAGCGCCCACACGGCGAGGCCGGGGAAGTCGTAGAACCAGACCTCCCCGGCCTCGTTGAAGTCGGCCGCCGTCTCCAGGTGGGCCGTGGCCATGTCGTCCACGATCCACTCCGCCTCGCCCGCCTGCTTGGGCGTCCACACGGCCTCCACGCTCGCCTGGCCGTTCACGAAGTTGATGGTGGCGACGGTCCGGCTTCCGGTGTTCTCTCGCATCGTCCTGGTCCCTTGGTCTGTGGTCGGTTGTTGTACTCCCCCAATCATTCCCGATTTAGGTTAATCCGTAAACCTCCGTTTTACCTGGGGAAGTTCACTCGTTCAGCTCCTCCAACGATCGCCGGATACCCTCCTCCAGGCTGATCTTGGGGGCGTAGTACCCGAGCAGGAGCCGGTTGGGGTCCCCCACCCGGTACGCCACGCCCTGCGGGGCGTCCGGGTTCGGGCGGATCTCCGCTGTCTTCCCCGCCTCCCGGAGCATCATCGTGGCCAGCAGGGTGAACGGTGTCGGCTCTCCTGTGCAGAGGTTCACCGGCTGCACGGTGCCGGACTCCGCGACCGCGAGGGCCCCGGCGACGATGTCATCCACATGGATCCAGTCCCTCACGCAGTCCCCGCACCACAGCTCCAGGGGTTGACCGGGTTGCAGGGCGCGCACCCGCTCCAGGATGGCCCGGAAGGGATACGACGGGTCCTGGTCGGAGCCGTACCCGCTGAAGGGCCTGACCACGGTCACCGGCACCCCGGCCGCACGCAGCTTCCCGGCGAGCATCTCCCCGGTGACCTTGCTCCAGCCGTAGACCTCGTCGGGCGGTCCCAGGCTGAGCCGGGCACAGTCCTCGTCCAGACGGCTCTCATAGGTCACGGCCTGCTGAAGGGCCACCGGGTACGCCGCGCTGGAGCTGATGTACAGCACCCGGCCCGGCCGCGCGACGGCCGCCCACCGGAACATCTCCGCGTCGATCGACAGGGACTCCGCCGTGGCCAGCGGGTCCCGCTCGATGGTCTCCCGGCCGCCGACGACGGCGGCGCAGTGCACGACGAGGTCGAATCCAGGGCTGTTCTCCCCGGCCCTCCTGTGGATCAGGTCGTTCTGGAAGTACCTCCGGCAGTCCTGCGCAGAGGACGCCTTGACGTCCAGGCCGTAGACCTCCCAGCCCCGGCGCCGCAGCTCCGTCGTGAAGTGCCGCCCCAGGAAGCCCCGGTCGCCCGTGATCAGTGCGCGCATCACCATCTGTCGTTCCTTCCGCTCGTGTTGCCGGGGTGCCAGTGCCAGGTCCACGTCCGGCGGGGCAGGTGGGAGAACGTCGCTCCGGCGCCCACGAGCCGCTCCCAGGTCCCCCAGTCATCGCACGGGTTCTCCGGAGGTCCCTTGGGGGTGAACCCGCCGATCTCCCACAGCAGGTCCGTACGGGCGAGGACCGTGATCGGGATGTAGTTGAACTCCCGCAGGCGCTCCTCGCTGAAGGGGGACCCCTCCACGCCGGGCCACGGGTCGAATCCGCCGGAGACGTTGAACCAGGGGTAGACGACGTCCGCCCCCGTCTCCTCCGCGTGCGCCAGCAGGCACTCCACGTGGTCCGGGTTCCACTCGTCGTCGTCGTCCAGGAACGCAGCCCACGTCGTGCCGACCCCGGACACGGCCCGCGTCCGGTTCAGGGCGGAGCCCCGGCGCGCGTGGTCCACGCTGACGCTGATCGCGTCGACCGGCCGCGTCTGGCTCAGGACCGAATCGAGAGCACGGCGCAGCTTGCCGTCGGCCGCCCGTGGCGGGATCGCGGGGATGACGGCCGTGACGCCGGGCCGCATGCGCGAGGGCCGGGTCACAGCGAGACCGCCATCCACAGCTGGAAGACGTAGGCGTCCTCCCACCCCTTGGTCGCCTCCGGTCGGAGGATCTTCAGCTCCAGGGGGTCCCACCCGTTGTCCTGGAGCATCCGGTGCAGGTCCGCCTGGTCCCAGCCCCAGTAGTGCTCGGTGTTGCCGGACCCCACGCGCTCCCCGAGGGGCGTGGACAGGAACAGGTACCGGGACCAGTCGGCCGCGTCCGCCAGGATCCGGTCGGGATCCTTCACGTGCTCCAGCGTCTCGCTGAGGATCAGCAGGTCCACCGGAGCGTCTACCGGGAGCTGATGCAGGCTGTCCGGCAGAGGCTCCGGCCTCAGGATCGTCGCCGGGGCCCGGCACGACACGGCCGCCGACGCGGGGACCCCGTTGAGGTCCCCGAACCAGGCGTGGTCCAGCTTGAGGGTCGTGCTGATCATGTTGAGCAGGGCCCCGTCCCCGCAGCTGAGATCGGCCGCCGTCCGGATCCTCGACCCGTACCGCTCGATCAGGTCGGCCGACGCCTTGATCCGCTCGATGTGATCGGCCCACCGGTCGTGCCGGTAGCCGTCCGGGTACGTCCGGCGGTAGAGGGCGCGCTCGTCCCCAGGGGACCGGAAGTCCTCCTCGGGGCGCAGTCGGTACTTAGCCACGGCCGTACTCCTTGTTGACGGTCCTCAGCAGAGCCTCGAACTTGACTCCGTCCCTGAACGCTTCCCACGCCAGGCGGTCCGCCTGGTCCACGGAGGAGTCGTTGACGGCGGCGTAGCGGTCGTCCCACTGAGCCTTACCGGCCACGGGGTGCAGGTGCTCGATGACGACGTCGTCCCGGTACCGCAGTCCGCCCACAGCCTCCCCGAGGTGCTTCCAGAAGTTGTCGAGGTACAGGTGGCGCATCACCTGCGGAGCCATGATCCCCATCGCCCGGATCATCCTCGACTGCATGAACACCGCTGTCGGCAGGGCCGCGCCCTGGAGCAGATCGTTGCCGTAGGCGATGCGGGGCTCCAGGCTGTCCAGCTCCGTGATCATCTGCTCGTCCCACCCACGGGTCCGGGGCAGGTGGTCGTCCCCCATGAACCCGACGTAGTCGAACGCGGCGGCGTACCGGCGCGCAGTGAAGTTGAGCGGGAAGCACAGCCCTCCGCCTCCGGCCTGGTCCATGACGAGGAGCCGCGTGAGGGCCCCGTCATCGAGCAGGGCCCTGTACTCCTCCAGCTTCGGGTCGTCCGGGTCGGCCACGAACACGGCAGCGGCGCCCAGGACGGTCGTGTCCCTGAACGCCGCTTCCAGCCGGGCCGCATTCTCCGGCCGTCCCCTGGTGGGGACGACCACAACGAGATCGGTCACCTGGTCCTCTTTCCTCGGTCACGGGCTGCGGCCTCTGCCAGCCCGGCGTTGATCTGTGCCTCACGGGCGGTCTTGATCAGGAACGCCAGCGCCACGGCGAACAGCGTAAGCCCGATCAGGCCCATCAGCAGCGCCATCATCGCGACCGCCAGGAGCAGGGCGCAGATGGTGAGGATGATGGTCGACCCGAGGGCGAGCCAGACCCACGGCAGCGCCTTTTCGGCGAACGAGGGTCCGCCCCCCTCCGGCGCCGGAACAGGTGCCGGGGCCGGAGGGTAATGGTGGTGGATGTGGATGTGCTGGCCACCGGCCGGAGGGGTCGGGTTCGCCCGGAGGTAGTCCACGATCTCCGGCAGGCGGTCGCTGTTCGGCTGGTCCATGGTCCGGCGCTCCTTGCTCAGGCGGTCGGGTTGATCCGCCGCTGGACGTAGAGGTCCAGGGCGACCCACGGGAAGATGCAGGCGGCGATCATCACGAGCGATCCGGCGACGTTGAAGTTGACCCGGTCGCCGGGGATGAGCCCCGTGATGAGCAGCCAGGTGAAGAATCCGAGGACCACGTCCAGGGCGATGAGCCCGTACGTGATGGCCTCCCGGACGGCCCACCGGACGATTGCTTCCATGATCGTTGTTCCTCTCTCGACGGCGTCTGACACGCTCTGTGACAGCCGCACGGTGATCGCCCAGGAATTCCCTAGGTCAGGGCCCGTGTCAGAAAGTGACTGACACCCTCTGACACGGACCCTGACACAGGGAGTGACACTAGGTGTGACACCCCTTGTGACATGCGCTTATCCGGTCTGCGGGTACCTCTTGATGATCTCGTAGACCACCCCGCCCTCGGGCGGCCGGATCTCCCGCAGACGGCCCGCGTCGACCAGCAGGCCCAGGTTCTGGTACACCCAGCCCCGCTTGCGGCCCACCTCCTCCGGGAGGTCGGCGAGGTCGGCGAACCGGATCTGCATCCGGCCGCTGGCCTCCAGGACGTCGATGCGGTTCTGGAGCCGGGCACGGGCCTGCTCCGTGGACATCGTGACCTGCGGCCCCGGCGCGTCACTGAAGCTGATGTCCAGAGCCTGCGCCGGAGGAGGCCGCAGAGGCTCGTTGACGTCAGCTCCAGGGACCCCGGAGAACATCACGCTCCCGCTCATCTCCTCGTCCTCCTCTCCGTATTCGTCCAGGTCAGCGTCCTGGTCCTCGTCCGCCGGGGTGACGGCCGGGTCGATCCCGAACGCCAGCCGCTCGTAGGTGCCCCCGTCGATCTCGGCCCAGTACTGCCGGGACTGCTCGATGCACATGCGCTTCTCGGCGGCCTTCATGTAGACCGTCCGGCCGTCGATCGGCCAGTGGACCTTGTCCGTGCCCGTGACCTCGGCGTACAGGCTGCCGGGATGGTCGGGCCCCCACTTGGTGGGGTCGGCTCCGGCCTCCAGAGTCTCCGGCCGCAGGGAGTACTTGGCGTCCTGAAACTCGTTCTGCCCGTGGGCCAGCGACTCGCTGAACTGACCCCTGACCTTACGGGGGATGTCGTCGTGCGGCATGGTCTGCATCGACAGGTTCAGCTTGACCCCAAGGGACCGCAGCTTGCGCACCGCCTCGTAGACCTCCTCGTCACGGTCCATGATGACGTCGGCCGCCTCCTCGATGTCCACGAAGATGAACGGGACGCCGTGCAGGGAGTAGCACTCCGGCTCCCACTGCTTGTAGCCGGTGCCGCCGTCCGACCTGGTCAGGGACCCCAGGAGGTCGGAGCGGTAGGTGACCACCGGTCCGGCCAGGTTCTCGAACAGCTGCATGACCTGCTCTTTTGTCTTGGCCGCCAGGCCCAGGCACTCCTCGATGTCGCTGAAGGACTGCGCGAACTTGGCCGGGTCCCCGACGACCGGGACGATGTCCGTCCTCCAGCGCATGTCCAGGATCGCGGTGCAGACCGTCTCGGTCTTGCCGGATCCGGGGACGCCGGTCGTCTTGGAGTGGGTGACGTTGCGGGGATTCTTCGGGTCCGTGGACCCCGGCATCCACCACTCGATGTCCGATCCGTCCGTCCGGCGTCCCAGCCACAGCGGCGCTGCGGCGCAGGACTGTCCCGGTGCGGACGGCCCCCGGTAGACGAGGGGACGGGACGTGTCCTGGGCTCGGGTGAGGACAACGTCCACCTTGGACTCGTCCCCCTTCACCTTCAGGATCTTGACCTGGTCCTTGCCGACCCCGGCGACGGCCGCCACCTGGGACGCGGCACGCTGTGCGTCCTCGGCCGTGGTGGGGGCCGCGAGGGACTCCGTCCAGCGCATCTCCTGTCCGTTGTCCTTCGGGCTGGAGCTGCGGCTGTTCTTGAAAACGGAGATCTTGTCCCCGAGCCAGGACCCGGAGCTGTCCCCTGTCCTGTCCCGGTCGTGTCCCGCGACGATGCCCGCGTGACGGATCATCCAGAACGAGGACAGGGACACGCCGCCGATGACCCACGCCTTGAGCATGTCCCCGCGCCACGGTGTCCCTGTCCCGGCGAAGACGATCCAGGACAGGAGGACACCGACGAACAGGGTGGCTGTCACGCGTGTCTCGCTGCGGCGTCCCTTCCACGTCACCCATGTCCCGTAGGTCATGGCGGTGCAGATGACTCCCAGGACAGCCATCCACCGGCCGTCGCCCCCCACCGTGAAGTGGATGACCACGGCCACCGGCATGGCGACGAGGGCGAGCCCCCACGGCGCCAGGTACGGCGCCGTCTTCTCTCCGATGCGCAGCCCCAGGGAGCCGCGCCGGTAGCCGTGGCCAGCCATGGTCAGCGACCTCCGAACGGGTCGAATCCGCCGCGTGAGCTGCGGTGGGGGCGGACGGTCTGCATGCTCTCCAGCCGGTCCAGGAAGTCCTCCATGGGCGCGTAGGCGTCCATGGCGTCCTTGGCCACGGCGAACAGGTCGTCGTGAGCGTTGGCGAGACGGCGGGAAACCTTCCTCAGAACCAGGCGCAGTTCAGCTTTCTGCGCGAGGGTGAGACGGCCGTCCGCACTGTCACGGGCGCCCTTCTTCATGGCGCGCTCCAGCTGGGTGGCGGCCGACTCCGTGAAGAACGCCGCGCCGGTCGCCAGCGCCCGCAGGGCCTCCAGGAACTGGTACAGCCCCTGGGGGTCGAGCACCTCGCCCTCGGTCAGGGTGTTCAGCGCCGCCGGGAGGTCCGTGCGGCGGCCGGGGCCGCTCGGGGCGGCCGGGGCCGCCGGGGCGGCCGGAGCTGCGGCCGGGGCCGTCTTGGAGGCGGCCGTCTTGCGGGCGGACCCGCCGGTTGCAGTGGTCATGATCTGTCCTTCCGTGTGCGGTCAGGGCCGGGACAGCTTGTCCTTGGCCCGGTTGATGGACTTGTTCACCGTGTTGGTCTTGGGAGGTGTCCCGTCCGGGGACGCGTACTCCGCCATGAGCGTCTTGGCCACCGTGTCCTCCGGTGTACCGGCCTGGAGGAGGGACAGCGCCCGCGATCCCATCGACGGACGGGACGTCCCGAGGGACACCGGCACCGGGACGGCCGCTGCGGGGGACGTCCCGGCGGACAGGGCCGGACGGGACACCGGGGCCGGGACAGCGGACGGGACAGCCGCCGGGGAGGACGTCCCTGTCCGCGTCAGGGACACGACGGGCCGGGACACAGGGACGGCCGCCGGGGACGCCGGAGGGACAGGGGCTGTCCTCGGCGCCGGGGACGTCCTGCGGGGCCGGGACGCGGCCACGGGGACAGTGCCCTGGATGTCCTGTCCCGCAGCGTCCCCGGCGGGGACGGCGGGACGCGGCGGCATGGCGGCGAAATGCAGCAGGTGTCCCAGGATCAGGGGCGGGACGGAGGACACCGTGACGACGAGCCACACGGGCGGCCGGGGGTCGGCCGACAGGTACCCCGTCACGAACAGGTGGCTGACCGGCTGGGCCCCCATCGCCAGCGCGAGGGAGAGCACGGCGCCCCAGATGGACGACGACTTGCCCCGCGCCCCCTTGGGGAGCTGGGTGGAGATGACGGCCGCCAGACCCGCATACAGCGTGAACAGGCCCGCCATGCCCCAGCTCAACCGGTAGCTGAACCCGGACAGGTCCGCCAGGTGCTGCTCACCGGGCGCGCAGAGGACAAGGACGAGGATGGCGGACACCGGGACACCCCAGCGCCGGAAGTGTGACACCCAGGAGGGGACACCGGCCGTGGACGGGACACCGGCCGTGGACGGGACACCGGCCAGGACAGCGGCAGGGGACGTGTCCTCGGGGGACACCGAGCGTTTGAAGGGACGCCTCATGACCCTGTCCTCTCTTCCGTGGTCCGGTTTCCTTAAATCGGTTGGTCGAGTATGGCATGTCCGCTGGGACGTCCCGGTAAACCCGGACAGTCCTGTCCCGTGTCCTGTCCCCGGACACAGCAGAGCCCCGGAGGGACGTCCCTCCGGGGCTCTGTCCGGATCAGACCCCGAAGCTCCTCAGGGCCATGTCCTCCTCCACGACACCGGACAGCTCCCGGACAAAGAACGCGAGCAGCGCCTTGTCCCGCAGGGACATCTTCCGGACGAGACGCACGGCCTTGTCCCGGTCGTCCGCGAGGACAGCGAGGAACACCTGCACCGCGCCGACGTCCTCGCGCGGGACGGCGAGGGTGTCCCCGGTGAGTGTCCCGCCGACGGGACTGAAGGGCGGGTAAGCGTCCTGGGGACGCCGGGGGATCTCCGGCTGACGGTTTTCGCTCATGATCTCTGCTCCTTGGTCTATTCGGTCCGGCGGATACCTATACGGTTACCCGGAGTCGCTTTAGTTAAATCTACCGGTGCGTAGCGTAGCGGCGTCACGAGGTTGCCGTCTCCGCAACGAACTGCGGACACCCTGTCTCCTCGGACACCCGGCCGGAGTTCGTTGTTCGGCCAGGTCGGATGGCAGATCGCTACCGGCCGGTAAGAAGGGGCCGGTCGGCCGCCGTATAACTACGCGCTCCGGCCCGCTGTGTGGGCGTGGTGCACGTGCCAGTACCACGTCGCCTCCGGCAGGTGCTCGAACGCGTCCTGAGGGGCGCGGAGACGCGTGGCGGAGTCGTCCAGGAGCCGGATCAGGTAGTCCTCGTCCTCTCCCCTGTACCGCCCGTCCACGGCGTACCCCGGCCGGAAGCCTCCGATCCGGCGCACGCACTCGGTGCGGACCAGGTGCGTCATCGGGATGAACGATCCCCGGACCCTCAGGTGGGCCGCGTGCTCCGGCGTGAACCGCAGTCCCCACGGCGAGACGGGGAACCGGCCCTGGTGGGTGACGGCGGTCGGATCGGTCCCTCCCACCATCTTCGGCACTGGGTAGACGAGGTCCGGCCGGGACGGCGACTGCTCCAGCACCCGCATGCAGGCCATCAGGTGGTTGGGCTTGAGGGTGTCGTCGTCGTCCAGCCACGCGATCACGTCCGTGGTGACCCGCTCCAGGGCCCGGTTGCGGGCGGACCAGGCGCCTGTGCGCTCGCTGTCGCGCTCGACGACGATCTGGTCCGCCCGGCGGCGCTGGGCCCGCACGGACGTCAGGGCCCGGTCAAGCAGGGCCTCCCGTCCGGGAATGGTGGGGATGACGACGGCGACCGTGAGCCGCTGCTTCACGGGCACGACCGCACCTCCACCCCGTCCGCCGGGGGAGTCCACCGCATCGGGCCGGGCGGGGAGATGCGGCCGTAGCTGTACGGGTCGTCCGGGAACTCCGCACGGGTCTCCCGCATCAGCCGCTCCCGGTCTTCGTACCGCCTCCGGGACAGGCCCAGACTCCGGGACAGTCTGGCGTGCTGAGCGACCTCGTCCGCCCCGAACGCCAGGAACGCGCGGACGTCCTCGGCGGGCATCAGCCCCCGGTCGAACAGACGCTGTGCGGCCTCCAGGTCGTCCCCGTACAGCCGCTCCAGCCGGGTCAGGTCCGCCATCGTCGGCTCGTCGCCCCGGCCCCCGGCGACGCCGTCGAACGTCAGGCCCCAGCTCCGGGGGTCGTCCCCGTCGGGCACCCTGACACCCGCCAGCACCCGTCCGGTCTCGGCCAGGACGGGCGCCGCCTCTGCTGCGACACGGCCGATGTCCCTCCAGGACCCCCGGAGAGCCTCCGTCGCGGGACGGATGGTCTCCCTCAGGAGTTCCTGACGGTTTACTGTCCCCGGCTCCGGCGTCACGGGCACGGCTGGTCCACCTCCGCCGTCCACACCATCTCCGACGACCCCTCGGCCGCCGACGTGCACTTGCGGATCAGGCCATCGTTGCGCAGACGGTTCAGGCTGAGCCAGACGCGGGACTTGTTCTCCCCGAGATCCTCGGCCAGGGCGTTGCGGGTCTGGGGGCCCTGTGCCCGCAGGCGCTCCAGGATCTTCCGGTCACGGTCGATCGTCTCCTGGGGGCGGGGACGCCCCCTGGGCCTCTGCTCGGACATGGTCTCTCCTCCGTGGTCGTGTCCGTCGATTTACCTTAACCGGTGGTACCCGGTCTGGGGCCCCCTCACCCCTCAGGGTGCGTAGCGGTAACAGCTGATCCAGGTCGTGTCGATCACGACGCTGCTCCCCGGCGCCGCACCGGCCACGTACCCGAGAGCCGACTCGTTCTGGAGGATCCAGTCCGCCGACGAGGGGAAGTCGGCGTTGACGGTCTTGAACAGGCGGCCGTCGAAATAGAACCTGATCTTCCCCGGCACGATCTCCGTGGAGTAGGTGTGCCACGACGTCCACGCGCTGTTCGGCGCTGCCTGAGCGGAGCTGGACGCGAACCCGTGGGTGAACTCCATGACCGGGTCGGAGGCGAACGTGCTGCCCGCCTCCGGATAGTCGACCTCGTGCGGTGTGTAGCGCAGGTGCGCCATCTTGAAGCCTGGGGTGCGGGTGCGGACGACGAGCCGTTCGCTGAACTTCCCGTACCGCAGGTTCATGCACTTCAGAGGGACCGGGGCTGCGACCCGGTTGGAGCCCCCGGCCGCCGGGCGGTACATCCTCACCCGCATCTGGCCGTCACCGTTGGACTGCTTGACCACGCTCATCGTGTCCTGCGGTTGGTAGTACCCCGGCACAGGCCCGTTGTTGCCGTCGGCCCCGGAGGCGGCCGTGTCCGGCCAGCCGCTGGGGTACGCCCCCAGCGTGGAGTAGTACCGGGGGTACGCCGTCTTCAGCCCGGCACAGCGGTGGTCGCCGTCCCCGGCACAGGAGCTGAAGGCTCCGACGGGGACCTGCACGGCCCCGAAGTCTTCCGCGTACAGCTGTTTGAACGGGCCGCAGTCCCCTCGGGGCGTGTTGTTGTCCGTGACGTGGCAGGCGTCCTCGGACGGGAACGTGTCGGCCGCCGGGGCCGGGGCCGCCAGCGCACAGACGAGGGCCCCGGCCGCCGCACCGGCAGCCAGGGCCCTGTTTCGGATCTTCATGGTCTTCCCTCGGTCGTCGAGATGGTCTGACGCGAGGGTAACCCGGACGTGCTCACGCCTCCCGGTGCAGGTAGAGGTGGATCAAGGAGTCCATCTCCGTCTGCTCCGCGTCGCTGAGGACACGGAATTCCTGCTCCGCGATCAGCTCCTTGAGCCGCTCCCGGCGCGTGGCCACGAGGTTGTTCCGGCGCGAGGCGTGGTCCAGTCCCGGCCCCGGCTGGCACTCCGGGCAGCCGCACCCCGGCTCCGTGGCACCTCGTGGGCGGCACCCACAGCCGCAGTGCGGGGACAGGAGCACGGCCTGCTCAGCCACGACGTGCCTCCTTCGGGCCGATCGGACAGAACGCCTTGTCCCCCTTCACAGTCCATCCGTTCTTGCGTGCCTGCTGGAGAACGAACGTCCCGGACAGGTAGTGCACGGTTTCCCATTGGAGGGACGAGGGGCAACCGTAGGTGTCGCAGTGCAGCGTGGTCTTGTGGACCCGTTCGACGCTCACGACCCGATCACCCCCAGGTCGCTGAGGACCCACACGACGGCGAGGACGACGCAGAGCCAGCCCCAGAACCCCATCTGCCCGAACACGGTGCGCTGGCGCCGGTAGGGCTGCCGGGACGCCCGGCGGCGGGCGCTCGTCCCGCCGCAGTTGCGGCACCGGCCGCTCATGACCGGGTCACCGGACTGTTGATGTACGCGTCCCGCAGTCCGCTGCTGTAGGACGCGGCCTGCGCCAGTGCCCGCCGTGCGGGCATCGGCAGGTCCCGCCGACGGGTGCGCCGGTCCACGGTCATCAGGGACTCCGCCAGCTCGAACGCGGTCCCGACCGGGGTGACCCGGATCAGGTCCCGCTCGCCGGGGACGTCGGAGGCGCCGCAGTTGACGACGTAGAACCGGCCGGAGGTGTCCTGGAAGATCCGGATCTCGGTCCACCGGCAGGTGGAGCAGTGGACCCCCTGCGGAGCCGACTGCTCCTCGGGGTGCCCCTTGTGCTCCGGCCGGTGGCTGGACCCCATACCCAGGAACGTGCCGTCGATCGTGCTCAGGCGCCCGTCCCGGTCGACGATGTTCCAGACACCCTCCGTGCCCGCCTCGTCCTCCACGGGCAGTTCGTCGTACACAGGCTTGCCGGTCATGGTCTCCACTCCCTTGGTCAGATGATCCCCACAGGGGATGGTACCCAGCGGAGTGCTCATGACCGGGGCTCCAGGCCCCGGCTGCGGCGGCCGGAGTTGTAGACCTTGATCACGTAGCGGTACGCGGCCTCCGTGCGGCTGACCCCCATCGTCGCCCGGTAGGCGAGGACGTTGGCCTTGAAGGTCTGCGGGGTGTCCGTGGAGGCCAGCTTGCGGGCGAAGCCGGGGACGTCCACGGCGGTGCCGTGCCGGTGGAACAGCAGTCCCAGCCCGTCCACGGCCTCGGCCGACGCGGCGTTGGGCCGATGCCCCCAGCTCCGCGCGATCAGGTCGAACGCCTTGTCCAGGGCGTCCATGCCCTCGGGGAGTTTGATGATCCGCTGTGCGGTCGAGATGGCGGTGAACCGGCGCTCCGCCCCGATGTAGTCGTTCGCCTCGAACCCGTGGCGCTTGACCAGCTTGTCCAGCTCCACGGCCCACTCCTGCCCAGCCACGAGGGCGAGGCGGAACAGGTCCAGCTTGCGGACGGCGGCCCGGTCGTTGTGCTCCAGGAAGATCTCCGCCTCCTCGGCCCTCGTCAGACCGTGGAACACCTGGCACACGACCGGCATGGTGGTCGCCTCCGTGCCGGTGAACTTCCGCAGCGCCGCCAGACGGGTCTGTCCGTCCAGCACGACGTAACGGATCTCGTTCGTGTCCGACAGGACGGGCAGGGTGACGCGGGCGCTCACGATCAGCACCCCGAGGGCGCTCTCGTGGAAGTTCTCCGCGATCCGGGCCACGCGCCCCTCGTTGAGCCTGCGCTGGACACCGGGGTCCACGTCCAGCAGGTTGGCGGCCAGGGTCTCCACCGTGAACCGGCGGCCCTCGGCCTCTCCGGGAATCGTCATGATCCCACTTCCTTGGTCTGTGGTCGGGTGGTGTGTACTCCCACTGGGTACCCTTTAACTAAATCGGCGAAACCGCAGGAGAGGACCACGGAATGAGGATCATGGGAGCGGACCTGAGCATCACCTGCACCGGCATCGGGCTGCCGGACCGGACCACGCTGGCGGTGATCCCGCCGAAGACAGTCACGGGGGACGACCGGCTGGAGTACATCGCGGACCATGTGGGCGTCGCCGCACGCACCTGCCGGGCGGAGCTGGTGGTGGTCGAGGATCTCACCGGTCTGTACAAGGGCGAGGCCGCGCGCACGATGCCGATGGTCCACGGGGCGATCCGGCTGGAGCTGAAGAGGAGCCGGATCCCGTACATGCTGCTCAACGCCTCCAGCCTCAAGAAGTTCGCCACCGGCAAGGGAGTCGCCGACAAGACGGCGATGGCCCTGGCGGCGCTGAAGCGGCTGGGCCGGGAGTACCGCACCGACGACGAGTGCGACGCCGACTGGCTGCGGATCGCGGGCCGGTTCGTCTACGGCTACGGGGAGCTGCTGGACGAGCCTCGCTCGACCGGAGGTCTGATGTACCTGGAGATGCCCCAGGAGCAGCTCAGGGCGCTGCGCTACGGGGTGCGGGGCAAGCCCGTCGAGTGGCCCGTGGTGGGGAACCACAGCCCGTGGCCGAAGCTGTCCCTGGGTGCGTAGGGCAAAGAGAAGCGCCCCACCCTCCGGGAAGAGGGGTGGGGCGCTCGGTCGACACCCTGACGGAGGGTGTCTCATCGGAGGCGGCGCAGACTGCGCCTCCGGGTCAGGCGGACGCGAACGGGTCGGCGGGCTGGCGCTTCTTGTCCGCGAGGTACTCGCGCGCAGCCTGCTTCAGCTCGTCGCTGGGCTCCGCCAGCTTCCACGGGGCGTTCTGCCCCTTCTTCTGGTTCGGGGTGTCCTTGATCAGACGGCCGAGGACCATCTTGGGGTGGCCGGTGGCCGGGTCGACGTCGTTGCGCTCGTTGTACTGCGCCATGCGCTTCATGGCGCCGATGAGCGTCATCGAGAAGATCCGGACCCCGTCAACCTTCTCCGGCCCGTCGGGGCCGAACACGACCACGTCGGAGTCGATCGCGTCTTTCTCGCCGTTGGTCGTCTTGACCGAGGGCAGGTACTCCAGCGGGGTGACCAGGATGTCCTGGTCCTCGAACTGCGCCAGCCCCTGGGCTGCGCCGGATCCGCTCTTGAACGGGTCGTCGTTGCTCACTGTGCTCTCCTGTCGGTCGGACGATCGGTCGAACGGTGGGGTGAGGGGCGGTATCAGACCGTGGCCCGGAACCTTTACCGGGCCCGGTCACCCGGTCCCGCCCCTCGTCGTGCACATCTGGACAGTACCCTGACCAGCGGTTTATCTAAACCCGCTACGCGCCCTGCTCGACGTGACTTTCCAGCTTGCGCTTCATCACGTCGATGAGCTGGTCCAGCTCACGCCGGGACACCTTGGCCGCCGTCGCGGCCTGGAACACGGCGGACGCCTCGCCCTTGTTGCGGACCGCCTGTGCGCGCTCCAGGAGCGTCGGGGGACGTGCGGCGACCTCCGCCCTGGGGGCGGCCGTCGCAGGCTCGGAGGCGGCAGCGGAGGGCTGCTGCCGGGTGGGTTCCGTCGCGAGGTCCGCGACCGTCAGCGGAGTGGCCAGCTTGCTCTCCTTGCGCCAGCTGCGGACCTGCCCGCACAGGACGCACGCCGCCCACCCGGCGGAGAGATCGACGGCGTACAGGGTCGCCAGGGGCGCCCCGGTCCGCTCCCGGTCCACCGGCAGGTGCGGGACCACGCCGACGTCTGTGCGCACCTGGATCTGCACGCCGGGCTGGTCCGGGTCCTGCGGCCGGGACCACGTCCTCGTCCCCCAGTCCCACACCCCGGAGGTGTTCAGCCCCTGCGCGTAGATGGCGAGCTGGATCGCGATCTCTTGCCAGCCGTAGCTCAGGTCCGCCCCGGTCTTGACGTCCCCGATGACGTACTCCCCGGCGTACAGGGTGACCGGACGGCCGTTGAGGTCGATGGTGATGTCCCGTGTCACCCGGTAGCAGCGGTCCGAGGTCCCCACGATCTCGAACTGGGTGACGGCCGTGGTGAATTCGATCAGCCCCGGCACCGGCTCCAGCCCGAAGTCGGCGAGCACCTGGGTGTAGGCGTCCACCGTGGGCCGGTGCTCCTCGGGGATGTCGATATCCTCGCCCCGGTCACGGTGCTCGGTGTAGCTGTGGACCGCCGTCCCGAGGTTCGCCGCAACCTTGTCCCCGGCCGCCTTCTTGGCGTCCTCCACCAGGCCGTTCATCTGGGCCCGGTCCTCCCGGACGTCCAGCGTCCGGGCGACGTCCACGATGTCGGAGCGCAGAGCGGCGCCCTTGAGCGTCATGCGCTGGGCCCACTGCGACAGGGCGAACGTGTCCTGCACCGACTTGGCGAACGTGGTGGCCCGCGTCCACGCGACCTTCTTGGAGCTGGAGGGGTGCAGCAGCTTGTACCGGCCGAACCGGTCGTACTTGTCCGACTCGCTGACGGTCTGCTTCGGAGTGCTGAAGGCGTCAGTCATCGGCGTCTCCGCAGTCCTCGCAGAGGTACCTGCCCTCGCCGTCCGCCCGGATGCGGTCGCCCTCGTCGATGACGTCCCAGCACCCGGCGCACTCGCTGGAGCGGCTGGCCGTGAACCAGGGCCCGTACCCGTCCCCGGCGCTGTCGGAGCCGGAGCTGAAGGGGTCCGCCGGGGACGCGGGCGCCCCTGTGCGTCGGTGCATGTGATCTCCTCGGTCAGGTTGGTGAACGAGCCGGTGGCCCCAGCATGAGGTCCGGCACTGACAACGACGGCGTCCACGGCGTCCGGCCGGACCCTCTGGACGCGGTAGACCAGGCCCTTGATCCGGGTCCGGGACGTGTGCCGGACGAACAGAGCCCCCTCGGCCAGGTTGCCCAGGCGGTCCTCCCACGGCGCCTGCGGGCGGCACGGGCCGCTCTTGTGCGTGGGGCAGGCGTATCCGGCCCCGGCCGCAGAGCACGTCCAGACGACGTGCTGCACGGACCCGTCCGGCTCGAACCGGTCCGCCAGAGGCGTGACCTCGTGGCCGCACTCCCAGCACTCCGGGTTCGCGGCGGCGAGGTCCCTCACGGCGGACGGCATCTTCTCCAGGATGTCCGGCGGGCAGTGCCAGTCCGGCTCCAGGGCTCCGCAGTCCGGGCAGCGGAGACTGATCCCTTCCCCGTCATCCTCCTCGGGGTCGCTGTAGGTGAAGCCGTCCAGGTGCTTGCACGGCTCCGGCTCCGGGCCCCCGCAGACCGTGCAGACGGAGCCGCTGTGGCCCTTGCCGTCATCGCCGTAGACGAACCCTTCCGGGTGCGTGCAGCAGTCCGGCAGGGTGCACCGCTCGGCCCTGCCGGGGTGGATCCACTCGATGCCCGATTCGTCGGTCAGCCTGTGGACGACGTCGAACAGCTCCCCGGCTCCCGGCTCCGGGACGTCCGGGTGGGGCAGCGGGGCGTCCTCGCACGTCATGTCGCCGTGACCGGCCGCATCCCTGGCCGTCGCGTTGCGCCACCGCAGGTTGCAGGCGCACTCCACGGGGCCGCTCCGGTCCAGAACCGTGCCGGGGTCGCCGACGGCGTCCCTCAGCAGGGGGATGAGCGCGTCCGCCGGGGCCGCACGGTCCTCGGGAGGCAGGGTCCGGATACGGGAGATCTCGTCTGCCGTCCGGCGCCGGGACTCCTCCAGCCCGTCCCGGACGGACTGCTCGTAGGCGGCGTCCTGCTCCCGCTGGATCCGCTCCGCCTCCGCGATGGCGATGTCCGCCTCACGGGCGTGCGGGTCGGCCGCGCCCCGGTCGTGAGGCAGGTCGATCGTCTGCACGGGACGCGGCTGCACCGTGGCGTCGCGCGCGTCTTCGGACGGCGGAGCGTGGTCGGTGTAGCCTCCTCGGCCGTCGTGCCACAGCGGCCAGTCGGAGCCACCCCCGCAGGGCTGCCCCGCGTTGTTCAGATGCGAGCGCGCCCGGCCGTTCAGGGTGAGCTGGACGGGACGACCGCAGCCCTCCGGTCCGGCCGCGACCCGGCAGACGTAGCCGGACCCGGTCCCCTCCGTCGGCTCCGGGGCCCCGGCCGGACGCTGGCCGACCCCACGGCACTTCCGGCTGGAGGCGTCCTCGGGGTCCTGGCACTCCGGCTTGTCCGTGATGTGGTACCGGACCGTGCCGTCGGCGTTGATGCTGTAGCTGTTGCCGCAGCAGCTGCACGTGCCTCGGTCAGCCATGGGTCCTCCCCTTGCGGTACGGGGCGCCGCACTCGATGCAGTTGGTGGGTTCGCCCTCGGAATCGTCGTGAACGTGCTCGTGGGGCTCCGCGAACGGGTTGACCGGCTCAGGCTCCGGCTCGCCGCAGGCGCCGCAGCGGGCGGGACGACCGCTGTAGTAGCTCCGGTACACCTCGTGCTCGCAGGTGAGCCGGGCGACCGCTCCGGCCGCGACCTTGCCGATGGCGGACAGGGCGCTGGACTCCAGCTCCCCGGTCTCGTACGGCATGTCCTGGTACTCCGCCTCACGGGCGAGGGCCCCCAGCGCATTCACGATCTCCTCGCGCACGATGGCGCGGAGGTGCGCGTCCTCCAGTTCCCGCCTCTTGCGGGCGGTCACGGGGTCGTTCAGCCTCATGGTCATCCTTCCATGGTCGGTTTAGCTAAACCGGGTCTACCCGGCCGGACCGGTGGTGAACCGGTCCGGCCGGGACGGGTCAGGTGCGGCGCGCCACCTTGTCGATCTTCCGGGACGCGAGGGCGATGGAGATCAGGTCCCCGACATCCCCGGCCCGCATGCCCTCCTCGACCGGGCAGCGCAGGGACTCCGCGTACCCGAGCTGTGCCTCCGATGCCTTCTTCTTGCGCCAGCTGGCCGAGCGGCCGGTGTTGATGGCGGAGCGCTCCTCCGCCTCCGACTCGCCCCAGGCCATGGCCATCCCGAGGTCGAGGCCCTCGTGCAGGCGCTGCCACGGCTCCCGTGACTTGTCCGGGACCCAGGCCACGTCCCACAGGGACTCCTCGCGCGAGGGCCACAGCACGATCTCTCCGTTGCCCCCGAGGGGGATGAACTGCACGCCCCCGGCGGTCCGCAGCCACTGGTACGCCGGGGACGCCTTGAACAGGTCCAGGTCCCGGTGCTTCAGCTCGAACCGGACCGACCCGGCGGGGACCCTGGTCTCCTTGCGGGCCTCGGAACGCTCGTACGCCTCCGTGAGCGACTCCCCGTCCTCCATGTCCGGGACGTCGACGGGGCTGAGATCGACGAGGGTGCGGATCGACCCTCCCTCGCCGGAGAGCAGGAGCACGAGCGCATCCGTCTTGCCGGTGGCCGGGGACGGGCGCAGGACCCGGCCGACCATCTGGATGAACAGCGACTCGTTGCGGGTCGGCCGGGCGATCACGGCGCAGTCGGCGTAGGGGAAGTCGGCCCCCTCGGTCAGCACCATGCAGTTGACGATCACCCTCAGGTCGCCGGAGGCGAACCGCTTGTAGGCCAGCAGCCGCTCCTCGCGGGGGGTGCCCCCGTGGACCACGGCGGAGCGGATCCCCGCACCGTTCAGGGTCTCGGCGGTCTCCTGTGCCAGGGACACCGTGGGGGTGAAGACGATGATGGACCGGCGCCCCTCGGCCTGCTTGGTGATGACCTGCCGGATGATCTCCGGGGCCCCGGCCGCTTCCATCGCCTCCCCGAGCGACGCGGCGGTGTAGTCGCCCCCGGACCGCTTCACGCGCCCCAGGTCCAGGTCCGCGATCTCGATCTGCCGGGCCCGGACGTCGGTCAGGTGCCCCTTGGCGATCATCCACAGGATCGACCGGGTGAAGACGACGTCGTTCCAGACGTCCCCGAGCCCCTTTCCGTCGCCCCTCTGGAGGGTGGCGGTGAAGCCGACGGCGAGGTGGTCCGTGCCGCCGTCGTAGCACCCGAGGGCCGCCATGATGTTCCGGTAGCTCTCCGCCACGGCGTGGTGGCACTCGTCCACGACGACGAGGCCGATGTCTCCGGCGTACGCCTGCGCGTCCAGGAGCTGTTCGATGCGGCTCCGGCGCGCGAGGGTTTGCACCGAGCAGACCATCACGTCGGCGGTGACCTCGTTGTCGGCCGCCTTGACCTTGCCGACGTTGAGGGCGGGGGCGATGATCCGCAGCTTGGCCAGGGTCTGGTCGGCCAGCTCGTCCCGGTGGACGAGGATGACCGTGCGCCGGGGCCGGAGCGGGTTGCCGTCGCACGCCGTGCGCCAGTCCCAGAACCGGTGCGCGAGGTGGCTGAAGACGACCGTCTTGCCCGCCCCGGTGGGGAGCACGACCGCCGGGCGCTGGAGGCTGTCCTGGGTCCACGCCCGGAACACGGCGTCGATCGACGCTTCCTGGTAGTCGCGAAGATTCAAGAGACGCTGATTCACAGGTGCCCCCACGTCTGCCCGGTCCGGATCTGGCTGATGGTGCCGACGGATACTCCGTACCGAGCGGCCAGGTCCCGGCGGTACCCGTAGTACGGGGGAGCCGACCGAATGGCCCGGACGTCAGATGCCGTCAGCTTGGCCTGGGGGTGCAGTTCCCCGAGCAGAGCCGTTCCGTGCAAGATCTTGTCCGCCTCGTTCTCGGCACCAGTCCCCCAGCACAAGTTGTCGGCGCGGTTGTTCCGGGGGTTCCCGTCCAGATGCCGTACCACCTGTCCATCCGGCCGGGGTCCGTGGTAAGCCGTGCAGACTGCAATGTGGACGCCGTGCTGGGACCATCGCCCCTGCCCTCGGTACAGGTTGAACTTCAGGTACTCCGTCTTGTCCCTGAACGGCCGGAGTCGCTTGCCTGACGGGCCCCACAAGGTCCCGTCATCCGCGATCACCAGTCTGGGGAACTCCGGGGTGAGACGCACTCTCACCGTGTTCGTCCTGGTCACTGGTCAGGTCCCTTCTCAGGGTCGCTGTGGTGGGCCCGCGCGACCGCGTCGGCCCGTCCGGCAGCCCACCGGGGGCCCTGGGAAGGGCTCCAGCGGTCCGTCACGGTCCAGCCGCAGGTGCAGGTCACGCTGAAGTAGCCACCGGGGATGGACCGGTAGGAGTAGACGCGGCCGGTCGTGACGTGGGCCGGGTCCGGGCCCTGGATGACCTGCGGGACGTACTCCGCGCGCTCCGGGGGCGTGCCCCGGTCCTTGCAGGCGCAGCACGGACGCTCCGGCGTGCAGACGCACGTGGGGCAGTGCTCCAGCTGCGGGCGCATGTCGACGGTCCGGCTGTGTTCCTCGCCGACGATCAGGTGCGGGAGGACCGGCGGAGGTCCGGCATTGGCCGGGGCGGTCTCGCCGGGGGCCGGGCGGAACGCGTCCAGCAGGGCTGCCCGGCACGGGCCGCAGTCCAGCTCATCGCCGTCGTGCAGCCCGAACGGGGTGTGGTGCACGCTCATCAGACGGTCTCCTCCCGGACCCGGCGGCGCCGCCGGATGCGCAGGCGGTCCGCCAGGGACCGGCCGGTGCGCCACAGCACCCAGTTGTTGAGGTACACGGCGAAGTACGAGCACGTGCCGAGCAGGAACCCGTACTGGCCGGTGCCCACGGCGTAGACGGCCCACAGGCTCTGGGTGCCCATGCTCAGCACCCACCCCCAGGTCTTCTTGCGGCCGACGACGACCATACCCAGCAGGCCGAACGGGGCGAGGCACCAAGAGCCGTAGGCGATCAGCCACTCAGCCACGGCTCTCACTCTCCACCCAGTTCAGAATCCTCAGCAGCCGCTCCCTGTACCCGTCGCGCTCATCGGGGCCCATGACGCCGATCAGCTCACGGGCGCGTGAGATGTCGCCCTGCCTCACGAACCAGAGGACGGCGGTCTCCGTGGAGGCCGTCACCTTGGGGACGATGCCCTCGTTCACCGGTCCGCCTCCGGGTCCCTCCACGGCCCTGCGGACGACCGCAGGCACGAGCCGGGTCCACATCTCGTGGATCCACTCGTACGCCCACTCGTCCCCGGCCCTGCCGGTGGAGTCGATGTCCTCGTACACGGCCCGCAGCGCGCTGAGCGTCTTGCCGAACGTGAGCTGCTCGGCCTCCTGGAACACCTGCTCGTGCACCTCGGGAGCCGGGCAGTCGGGCAGCGGGTGCCCTTGCCCGGAGCACGCCGTCCGGCGGTGCCCCATGGCCTCCCACTCCTTCAGCATCTCCTCGTGCCTGCGCACGGCCTCGTCCATGCCAGTGTCTCGGTCTACCATCCTGCGCACCCCTTCCGTGGTCGGTGGTCCTGGTGGCACCTATACCCTCCACGCGTAAAAACGAACCGGAACGGGTAAAGACGCACCACGCACATCGGAAGGGAGAGACCGTGGAGAACGAGCTGATCACCGTGCGTGAGGCGGCAGCGCTCGCCCATGTGCACGACCGCACCATCCGGCGGTGGTTCCGCGAGCAGAGACTGACCAAGCACGTCACCGGCACCGGTCGCGTCCGGGTGGACCGGGGGGAGGTGGTGGCGCTCGCCACCGCCACCCCGGCCGTTACGGGGGCCGGGGCATGACCCTGAGAGTCGTACGGGCGTACCCGCCGGATGTGCTGACCCGTATGGTCGGTCAGCTAGAGACGGCGTCGGTAGAAATCCAGTGCCTGGAGCCTGACCTGCACCCGACCTGCTGGGTGAGGAGCAGTGCTGTTCAGCGGGGGTACCTCGTGGGGTACTCCCAGGTAACCGTGAAGGGGCACGTCACTCTTCCGGGGCACTGGGCTGCTTACCTGGCGCTGATCGGACCGGTGGACGACCCCGCGCTGGAGCTGGACCATCGGTGCTTCACACCCCCCTGCTGGAATCCCTGGCACATGGAGCCGGTTACCCGCGCCGTCAACAACGGCCGGAAGCTGTCCGTCCCGCAGCTCCGCAGGCACCGGGATGCGTCCGGGAGGCTGCTGTGACCGGCCGGATCCCCGCCATCGAGACGCGCGCGTACGGATGCCGCTTCCGCTCCCGGCTGGAGGCGAGGTGGGCGGTGTTCTTCACCCAGGCCGGGTTCGACTGGGAGTACGAGCCGGAGGGCGCGGCGCTGAGCAGCGGCAACTACCTCTGCGACTTCCGGGTGACCGGGCCCACGGGCGTGTCGGTGTGGGTGGAGGTCAAGCCGAAGCTGGAGCAGGACCAGGCGGACGACCCGAGGTGGGCTGAGCTGGCCCGGACGAGCGGCCTGATGCTGTTCACGGTCCGGGGCATGCACCGCACGGGAGATCGCTGCGACACGGCCCACAGCGCGCGGGTCTGGCTGCCGGACGGCACGGTGGCCGACGTCCACCGGCTGTGGCAGGGACAGACGTACGCGGCGGCCTGGGACCGGGCGAGTGAGGCAAGGTTCGACGGCACGGACCGGCTGGGGCGTGGGCCCCGGCGCAAGGGCCGCAGGAAGTAGGAAGGGAGGGACACCGTGACCGAGGTGGACGAGACGGGGGCCGCCCGCACGTTGATGCCGGGGCACCTGCGGGAGTTGCAGGAGAGCTGCATCACGCCGGACGTCATCGCCGCACGTGGGTACGAGACGCTGTACGGCACCGACGAGGACAAGGCACGGCTCAAGGAGCTGAGGATCCCGAGGTGGGCGTGGCGCGACGACCTCGCGTTCCCGGCCCTGCTCCTGCCGATGTACCGGGTGACCGGGGAGGAGATCGGGTTCCAGTTCAAGCCCGCCACGCCCCAGGAGGCACCGGGCGGCAAGCGGCAGAAGTACGCCAGCCAGTCCGGCACCCCCAACCGGCTCGACGTGCCCCCGGCGGTCTCGGATGCCGTCCGGGACCCGAGCGTGCCGCTGTGGGTGACGGAAGGCATCAAGAAAGCCGACTGCCTGGCCAGCCACGGCAAGGCCGTGCTCACGCTGACCGGGGTGTTCAACTGGCGTTCGAAGCTGGGGACCCTCGGGGACTGGGAGGACGTCCCGCTCCAGGGCCGTACGGTCGTGATCTGCTTCGATGCCGACGCGCGGGAGAAGCGGACCGTGATGCTGGCGATGCAGCGCCTGGGGCGGTGGCTGGAGTCCAAGGGCGCCCGGCCCATGTACCTGATCGTCCCGGCGGAGGTCGAGCGCGAGGACGCCAGCCGGGTGCCGGTCAAGGGCGTGGACGACTTCCTGCACGCGGGCGGCACCATGGACGGGCTCAAGGATGCCTGCATGGCCCAGCTGCCGACCGGATCGCAGGACGCGGCGTTCAGTGACGCCGTGCTCACGGACACCCTCGTCAACGAGGCCCTCGACGGCCGGTTCAGGTGGTCGAGGGGGCTCGGGTGGATGGAGTGGAGCGGCAAGGTCTGGCGCGAGGCGAGCGACGCGACCGTGCTGGAGGCCATCCGGCAGTGGGCCCTGGAGCAGTTCAACCGTGTGCTCGACGAGCAGCGCCGGGACGCCAGCCGGGACATGCAGAGCCAGATGGAGGGCTGGAGGAGCACCCTGTCCACGGCCAAGCTGAGCAACCTCATGAAGCTGTCGAGGGGGCCGCTGGAGTGCTCGGCGGCCGACTTCGATGCCGACCCGGACCTGCTCAACTGCCCGAACGGCATCGTGGACCTGCGCAGCGGGGTGCTCACGCCCCACGACCCGGACCAGCTGATGACGAAGATGGCGGGCGCGGACTTCGTCAAGTCGGCGAGGCACCCCGACTGGGACCTGGCACTGGAGTCGGTCCCCGAGGACGTGCGGGACTGGTACCAGATCCGGGTCGGCCAGGCGGCCACCGGCCACATGACGCCGGACGACCTGATCCTGATCCTCCAGGGCGGGGGGTCCAACGGGAAGGCTCTCGACGTTGCCACTCCCATGCTCACGGCCAACCGGGGCTGGACGACCATGGGCGGCCTGAAGGAGGGTGACGAGGTCTACGGACCGGACGGCCAGCCGACCAAGGTCACCCACGCGTTCGGGGTTCTGCACGGACGTACCTGCTACCGGGTGACGACCTCGGACGGCCGGTCGGTCGTGGCTGACGCCGACCATCTGTGGACCGTCCGGCTGAGCAAGGGCACGAGCAAGCTGAACCTGCCTCGCTGGGTCACCCTGACCACGCAGCAGATGGTGGACCGGGGCGTCACCGTGGCCTGGAGGGACCGGCCCGAATACCGGTTCCGGCTGCCCGTACAGCAATCCGTGCAGGCACCCGAGGCGGACCTGCCGCTGGACCCGTACGTGCTCGGGGCCTGGCTGGGGGACGGCTCGTCCGAGGGAAGCCGGTTCACCTGCCA